TCACCAACCTCGTCGTCGAAGTCGGCACCGACTTTGTCGTCGTCGAGTCTCTGTAACGGAAAGGCCCCAGACCGATGAATCCCCTTTTGCTTGAGATCGCCCGCAATCGTCGGCCTGTCGACGTTGTCCTCGCGGGCTTTTTGGACGACAATCCGGCCGCGAGCACCGCTGCGGGCCAGAAGCTCGTCGCGGCTGCGAAGAACGCCGGCCTGACGGTCCGCGACTATTGCCGCCTCGCCATCGACCCCGAGCAGGGCGCCTACAAGGGTGCGGGCCTCAACGGCTACGAGTGCGCTCTTGCGTACCTCGGCCTGCCGGCGCGCGACGACATCGACCAGGGCGTTCTGCTCCAGGCGGCGTCGGAGACGTTCCAGTTCAAGCCCGGCACTCGCGCCTTCTTCCCGGAGGTGATCGAGGACATGGTCCAGTGGAATTACCGCCAGGACCAGATCGAGAGTGTCGTTCCGATGCTCGCGAACAGCCGCGGCACGAGCTCGGTGGAGCTGATCACCCGCGTGATCGACGACAAGGAAGCTGACTACCAGCAGACTGGCGTCATCGCCGAGGGCGCGCGGATCCCGATCCGCACGCTGAAGACCGACAGCAAGTCGGTGACGTTCCACAAGTTCGGCGGTGGCTATGAGTTCACCTACGAATTCGAGCGTCGCGTCAGCCTCGACGTCGTGACTCCGTACGCGAACCGCGTCGCGCGCGAGGCGCAGATCGGCCAGGTCGCGATCGTCACCGACCTGCTCGTCAACGGCGACGGCGTGAACCCCGCCGCTCCGGTCGTGAACGCTTCCGACCTCGGCGCTGCGATCGTCGACAACGCGGCCGTCTCGGCCGGCCGGCTGGACTGGGAAATCTTCCTGAAGTGGCTCATCAGCCGCGCTCAGGCGGGCACCCCGGTCGACACCGTGATCGGTAACTGGGACATGGCGTTCGAGTGGGAGCGCATGTTCGCGAAGCCGACGACCGCCCAAGGTCCGACGCTCGTCGACATCCTCGCCAAGGCCGGCGTCCAGACCGCGATCGAGAACCCGCGCTTCTCGTCCAACGTGAAGTTTGCAGTCAGCTCGGCCGCTCCGGCCGCGAAGCTGATCGGCATCATCAAGGGCGAGACCGTCGAGGAGCTCAAGGAGAACGGTTCGGACATCGAGGAGTCCATCCGCTCGCTCGAGAACCAGAAGGTTCGCTTCGTGAAGACGGTCAACCACGGCTACCGCCTGGTCTTCGCCGACACGCGCAGCATCCTCAACCTCGACGCGGTCCCGGCTGGCTAAGTCAGCCTGACCTGACCAAAGAGAGCCCCGGGCCGAAAGGTCCGGGGCTTTTCTTTTGCCTAATCCACAGCTCGACCTAGTGCCCTGGCCGATGCCGAGCTTAGGCGACGAGCATGAAGATACTCGTCGAAACCACGGGCTCGTTCATGCTGATGGACCGCCTGACCCGCACCCTCATCCCGCACGATCAGCCGGCCGAGGTCGAACTCAACCCCTTCATCCAGGAGCGCATCGACGCGGGCCAACTCCGCGTCCTCGAGGGCGACCTGCCGAAGCCGGAGGCCGAGGCTGAGGAGACCCAGCCCGCGACCGAAGCGGAACCCGAGTCCAAGACGGAGACCGTCGCCGAGGAGGCCCCCAAGCCGCGTCGGCAGCGCAATAAGTAATGCGCTCAGGCCTGCCGCTCACCCAGCCGGTTCTATTCTCGGACGGTTTCCCGGACGGTGACATCACCTGGGAGCTGCTCGACGGAACGGGCACAACCGTAGCGAGCGGCGCGGTCACGCCGGCCGTGGACAGCGTGTCCGCGATCATTGCCTTGACGGGCGCCCAGAACACCATCGAAGCTGGTGCAGTGTCGAGCCCTCGCGAGCTCCAGTGGAGCTACACGGTGGGCGCTGTGCTCCACAACGGGCGTCACCGCTACCGGCTCGAGATCTTCCTTCCGTTCGGCGTGTCCGAGCAGGGCGTCCGCCGCAAGCTCGGGCTTGAGGACGAAGAGCTCGACGACGACAGTATCGACCTGGCAACCGCCTACCAAGCTTTCCAGGAGCTTGTCGGAGCCGCCGAGCTCGCCGCGGCAACCGGCTACACGGCGCAGCTCGCTTGCGACGCGATCGAGGCGCTCGCCGCGCTTCCGATCCTTCCGCCCCTGCAGGTCAGCCTGGCCTCGAAGGAGAGCTCGGGCACCAATCAGTACCAGCGGGGCAAGGTCGACTGGGATCAGCTTCGCGCTCAGCTCGAGCTCTACGTCCAGAACGGTGCCCTCGCCGTGGACCCCACTTACGACCCGTCGGCCAACTACGGCTTGATCTTCGTGACGGCCGTTCGCAACGACCCGATTGTAGGAAACGACCAAACCGGTTAATAGCCGGGGTCATGATGTTCGCGCTATTGGCAGCGGCCTCCCTCGTTGCAGAGGCCGAGCAAGTTCTGGCCAGCCAGACGCCCAATCCCTCAGCTGTGCAGTTCAGCGACGTTCGCGAAGGCGACGGCGTCGTCTGCGGCCGGATCAACCGCCCCAACCGGGCCGGCGGATACGACGGCTTCCGGCCGTTCGCTTACTACTCCAGGGACCGCTGGATGTGGGGCACGAGCGACGGGGTTGTCGTCGAGAACGGCGTCCTCGTCGATGTCGGTTATCTGATGGCGACGGAGCGAAACCTCGACGAGCTAAACACGGCACTGGCAGACGGCGCCGCCCAGCTCAGGGGTTGCTCAGGTCCCAGTCCGGAGCAGCTCAATTCCAATTGAGCGATAATTCCGAAGGGCCGTCTTGGCCATCGGCAGCACCTCGCAATGGACCGAGACCAGCTCGTTGGTCTGTGTCCCGTCGCCGGGATCGAGCAGCGGGATCTTCTTCTTCTCTCCGAAGGCATCGAAGATGACGTCGATCATGTCGGCTTCGTCGAGCAGGTTCGCGTCGTCGACAGTCGAGATGGTCAGGCCGAAGCGGATGGTCCACTGGCCCAAGTTCTCGTCGAAGGAGAAGCCGTTGACGCCGATCAGCGGCACCCGCGGCATGGTCTCTTCGTCGAAGCGATCCTCCCACGACCAGTAGGCGAGGTCCGGAAACTTGCCGGTGGTGGACTGAATTTCATTGATCAGGTCGTTCACCGCGCGGAGAACCGACTTATAGACCGTGCTGTAGAGCTTCGCCATTTGAGAGGCGGTGACCCCGCGGAGTCCCCATGTCCACGTTAAGAATTCGGTTCAGGTTCAACCAGCAAACCGGCAAGGCGTCGGTCGAACCGGGGGGCAAGCACTTCGGCAACTTCTCGCGCGTGCTCGTGCAGCAGGTGGCGGTCCAGTACGGGAACAGCACGCTCGGGCTGATCAGGGACCATATTGAAAGCCAGATCCAGACGGACGTCCAGCGCGAGCTCGACCACATGGCCCGGCTCCTCATGACCCATGTCGTCGGCATTGCCGGACGCAACTCCGGGCCGACGGGCGCGCTCGGAACGGTGGCCCCCGAGTCCGAGGAGATGCGCGAGCTCGGCCTCCAGGTGAAGAGCGTCTCGCTGAGGGGTTTGGTCCGCGAGGGCTGGACGCCGCGCAGCCCCTACTATCTGAAGTGGCGGGCTCGCCACGGCGGAAGCACCGATTGGTTTCGGCTGCACTCCCCGAGCCGCCTCGACGCACTTCGATCAGGAAGCACCTGGACCGCGGCGTTCGGGGGCATCACCGTCAGCGTGCTCAAGCACACCGACCTCGAGAAAGGCGAACAGTCGTTCGGCCTCCTGAACATGCCCTACGGCAGCGCGGGGACGAGGATCGGCATCGCCACGATCCGCGTCGCCGCCATGAGCCGCATCACGCCCGAGATGCTGCCGGCGCTCGCCGGGGGTTCGCTCGGCAGTTTCGGCTCGAACCCGCAGCACGCCGGGCTTCTCTCGATGCTCGGCGACCCGATCGCCTGGCGCCTCGGCGGCGATCCTGTCCGCGTGCCGTTCCGGCCGACCATCCAGCCGTTCCTCGGCTTCTTCCTGACAAGGGCGCTTCCGAACGCCGTGGCGAAGCGGATCGAGCAGGGTTTTGCACAGACGCGCTGGAAGTGGGAGCAGGGCTCGGTCGGTCGTACGCGCTAATCCACAAGACGACATTCACCGGCAACCGCGGTCCACCGTAAGGCGCGGTTATGTCAAAGCAAAGCCACCGCAGTTTCACGCTCCGCGTCGAGACCCCGTTCTACCTCGAACTCGCCGAGAAGGCGCAGGCCGAAGGTATCCCTCTCAACCAGCTCGCCAACCGGCTTCTCCGCCTCGGTCTCGGCAAGCACATTTCGCTCGACGCAGCGCTGCGGAACATGCTGATGGACCGCATCGTTCGCGACGACCCGGCGGTGCAGGGATGACCGCGGCCACCGCCGCCGGCTTTACCCGGCCACCCCTGACCTGCACGGTCAAGCTCGAGGACGGCGAAGACTATACGGTGAAGCTCAGCTACGGGCTGTTCAACGACCTGCAGCGCACCGTCCCCGATCCCGCAGCCGTGATCGATACCGTGCTCTCCGACCCGTACACCCGGGACTATATCGTTCGGCGTTGCATGACGCCGATCAAGAAAATGGTGAAGGACATCGAGACCGAGCTGAAGCCGGTCGATGAAATCGGCCTCGACGATCCGGATCAGGTCGACAAGCTCCTTCAGTGGGTCACGGGACACCTCCTGTATTTTTTCGCGACCTCGGCGGGCGGGCTCAAGCAGTTGAGCGAGCAATTCAAGGCAGCAGCCCCGTCCGCCCCCTCGAACAATGGTTCTCAGAGCTGACGTTCGAGGAAGGTATCTGCTGGGCGTTCGGGGTCGACGAAGGCGATCTCGAGGATCTCTACTGGCGGCTTAGCTTCTACGAGCTGATCGGCCGGATGAAGCTCAAGTTCGGTGAGCTCAACGCGAGAATGCTTTGTCAGTACACGGCGTTCGCCCAGGTGGTCGCCGGCATCTTCGGCGACAAGCAGGACGGGCCGACGCCGGCCAAGGGTGACTACACCGATCTCGCCGAGGCACCGTCGTACGACGCCGCCCTCGCGGCGATGAACGCGGCCTTGAATGTTGGTTGACGCCTTTTCCCGTGCGGGCTGACATCCCGCGCGATTAGATCACCCTCAGCTTAGGCTGCGAAAGGAGGTGATCGTTACATCTCCCGGGGACGGGGCCCTCCACCGCGAAATCTGACCGCGGTGGAGGGCTAATCCACAAGCCAGCCGTGAATTTGGTGCCCCACTCCGGTTGAGACCGTGGGGATGCGAGACGGCGGCACTTTCGAAACTGAAGTGGTATTGGATGCCGACGGCGGTGCTGTCGATCGCGCCATCTCGGCTATCGAAACCCGTCTTCGCTCCATCCAACAGCAGGTCACCAGGATCCAGCAAGGGTCCAAAGCCGCCGCCGAGGCCTTCGGTGGCTCGCTCCAGCAGACGCTGAACAATTTCAACAAGACGGTCAGCACGCTCGAGCGGTTCCAGGCGAACATCCAGAAGCTCGACCCGAACTTCACCAAGCAGAGCGAGATCAACGCGGCCTATGCCGCGCGCGAGAAGCTCGAGACGAACCTCGCCAACAAGAAGGCGGCGCAGGAAGCGAAGATGTGGGCCGACGTCGAGCGCGTCCAGCTCGCCTCGGTCGACAAGGTCAACGCGAAGACGCGGGCCGAGATGCTCGCCAACGAGACCACCGTCCAGCGCATCCGCGAGCAGAACATCATCAAGCTCGGCCGCGACCGGATGCAGCAGGAGGTCGAGATCGCCAAGGCGGCGGATCTCACTGCAATGCGGGCGAACTCGTCGAGCCAGCTTGGTGCTCTCCGCGCTGCTGCCCGCAATCCCTACACCACCGCCGAAGATCAGCGGACGCTTCTCCAGGTCATCGAGCTCGAGAAGCAGCGCATCCGGCTGATCGACCAGCGCATCGCCGCGGAAGAACGAGCCAACGCCACGTCGACGGTGGCCAATGCCGCCACCGTCCAGCTCAAGACTCGAGCCGCGCGAGCCGCCGAGCAGGAGTTGCTTTCGACGGCGAACCTCGGAGCCGCTCGGGCCCGCCAGGCCGAGCTCGAGGACCGCATCGCTGCTCGCGCAGAGCAGATCAACGGTCTCGCCATGAAGGAGCGGAGCTCGGCCGAGCAGCTGCTCAAGCTCGATCAGACCCGCCTGGCCGTCGCCGATCAGCGCGTCCGCCAGCTCGAGAACGAAAACCGGATGCTGATCCAGCAGGCGCAGCCGAAGCCCGGCACGATCGGGCCTCCGCTGCCGCCCGGTATTCGCTCGCCCGGGACGCCCGGCGGAGGCGGCGGGGGCGGGAGGACGCCCCCGGGTCTCTTCGGGGCGACCGGCGTCAGCGGCATCTTCGCTCGAACCTTCGCCTACGGCACCGCCGCCTCGGTCATCTTCGAGACCGTCAGCGCGATGAAGGCCGGGATCGAGTACTCGATCCAGTTCGAAGACAAGATCCAGAAGCTCGGTGCGATTTCCGGGGCGACCGCGACCCAGATGAAGGAGCTCGCGGACACGGTCGCCGACGTCGGCAAGACCTCGCGCTTCTCGACGCTCGACCTCGCGGATGCCGCGACGACGCTTGCCCAGGCCGGTTTCAGCCAGGGCGACATCGTGCAGTCGCTCAAGAGCATCTCGGACCTCGCCACCGCGGCTGGTGTCGACATCCAGAGCGCGACCGACGTCATCACTTCGGCGATCGGTTCGTTCCAGCTGCAGGCCGGCGAGACCGGCCACATCAGCGACGTCCTCACAGTCGCCCTGAACCGCACGAAGCTCAACCTCCAGCAGGTCGCGCTCGGCATCCAATACGCCGGCCAGACCGCGCACGACGAGAATATCAGCTTCGAAGAGCTGACCGCGACCATGGCCGTCATGGCCCAGGCCGGCATCAAGTCCGGTTCGACCATCGGCACCGGCCTGCGCCAGTTCCTGACCGATCTCCAGAACCCGACCAAGAAGCTCTCCGACGAGATGAAGAAGCTCGGCCTGTCGATGAAGGACATCGACGTCGCGCATCTCGGACTGCCGGAAGTGCTGAACCGGCTCGCCGCGGCCGGGTTCGACGCCTCAGCGGCCTACGGCTCGCTCGAGAAGCGCGGCGCCGCGGCCTACCTCGTCCTCAAGAACAACCGCAATGCGATCAACGAGGAGATCCTCGCGCAGAACCAGATCGGCGCCGCCGCCGAGGCCGCAGCCAAGGGCCAGGACTCGCTCGCGGCCGAGTGGCAGCGGACCAAGAACGTCATCAACGACGGGGTCGAGCACGCGATCAAGCCGGCCACCGAGGCGCTGAAGGAATATCTGCACATCATCAACGACGCTGCCGGCGACCCGGAGATCCAGCGTCTGCAGAAGCTCTACAACGCAACCGGCTACTTCGACTTCGAGGCGCAGGACCGGATCCAGGTCGCGATGGCGCATTACCTCGACCAGAAGAAGGAGCTGACCGACGCCGAGGGCGCGAACGCCGAAGCGATCGAGGAAACCAACACCGCCATCAACAAGGCGACCGACGAGTTCAACAAGCACACCCAGACGCTGCAAGCGGTCGACGACGCGACCGAGCGGGTCGGCGTCCGCTCCAAGGAGCTGCGGACCGACCATGTGGCGCTCGCCGCCGAGACCTCGACGCTGATCGCGCGCTTCGACGGGCTGGCCAAGTATCTCGACGGTGCCGCGCTCAGCTTCGACAATTTGCGAGAGGCGCTGCACGCCTACCGGCTCGAGGAGCTCAAGCTCCAGGGGCAGGCGCTAGCGACGATCGTTGCCCAGCAGCGCGCCTCGAAGGGCGAGCATTTCGATGCCGCGAACAGCCTCATGGCGACCGCGCGCAACGGGGACATTTTCAGCACCCTGCCGGCCAGCATCCAGAAGCAGTTGGCCTATGTCGCCAGCCACGCGAACGACACGGTCGCGCTTACCGCTTTGTCCAACGCCGGCGAGAAGCTCGGGGACGCCGCGGCGAGGCGCTTCGTCGAGCAGTGGACGAGCCAGGTCGCGCAAGGCGTCGCGGCGAACAGTCAGGCCATCCGGGCCGGAAAGCAGCTCGACATCGTCGGGCAGCTGACGACGCCAAAGGGCGTCAGCCTGCAGAACACGGTTTCGAACCTCGCCGGTCAGCCCGACAGTGTCATCAAGGCGCAGATCGCCGTCATGTCGAAGGCGATGGAGGGCAAGAGCGAGAGCGTGCAGGGCGCCTACCTGCAGCTCATCGCGCAGGCCCAGAGCTATCTCGGCAGCGGCAACTCTCCGCACGGCCCCGCGGAGAAGCAACACCGCGGCCGTAACCTCGGCGCCCGGCAGGACGCGGCGGTCGACGCGGAGCAGGTGAAGGCCGCTCAGGCTCAGCTCAACCAAGCGATCAAGGGACTGCTGGACACGGCCTCGTCGGTCACGGGCGACGCCGAGATCATCATCAGCAAGACCCGCAACCTGACGCCCGCCCAGTTCAAGGCCAACCTCGACCGGGTCAACGCCTCGCTCGACGACTGGATCGCGGACCGCACGAAGCAGGTCCAGGACGAGATGAAGCGCCTGAAGATCGACCCGAACAGCGTCAAGGGCAGGAACATGCTCGACGCGCTGAACGATGAGATCGAGGCGAAGAAGGAAGAGGTCCAGCGCAAGGTTGGGGAGGCGATCGAGAAGGCGATCGACACGATGGTCAACGCCATCGAGGAAGTCGCCAAGCGCGCCGAGGAAGCCGCTGATCACCAGCAGCGACTGGCCGACGCGCGCGTGAACGCCCTTGGCCGTGCGAACCTGGCGGGCAGGGTGCCCGACTATGTCCAGGCGACCTACGAGCGCGCCGCGGCCCGGGCGAAGGACCAGCGCGATGTCGACCAGGTCCAGATCCAGGAGGCGGAGCTCAAGAAGCTCATCTCGACGCGGGATGAGCTCAACAGCATGCTCGATGCGGCCGGCGGTGTCGGACTGCTCGGCAAGGACGACCCAGGGGTCCAGCGCCTCCAGCAGCTCAACGACCAGATCACTGCACTTCAGAACAACACCGACGAGCTCAAGGCAAGCCTCGAAGGCGGACTGATCCCGCAGAGCTTCAGCACCAACCTGCAAATGGCGATCGAGAATTACCGCGAGGCCAATCACCTCACGGCCTCGTTCACCGAAATGGTCTCGATGCACCTGACCGAGGCGTTCAGCACGGCCCAGGATGCGTTCGCGCAGTTCTTCACCGAGATCCTGTCGGGCACGGTGTCGATGAAGCAGGCCTTCGCCCACATGGTGAAGGCCATCATCGGCTACCTGATCCAGCTCATCGCCAAGATGATGGCCGTCAAGGTGATGGAGATCCTGATCGGGTTCTCGAGCGGGAACAGCGGCGGCAGCATCGCGGTCCCCAACATGGACGCAGGAACGCTCTCGACGCCGGCCGGGATGGGGATCGATTCGCTTCCGGGCCTCGGCAACCTCTACGGCGGCGAGATCCACGCCCTCTCCGGCCGCTACATCGTCGACGGGGTCCCCAATCGCGACAGCGTCCCGGCGCGGATCGCCCGGGGCGAGTATGTCGTTCGCAAGCGTGCGGTCGACAGCGTCGGCCTCGACTTCATGCGGCAGCTCAATGAGCACGGGGCAATGGCGCTCAGCGCGCTGGCGCCGAAGATCGTCATGCCGCCGCCCGCCCAGCAGCTCATGAACGTCTACGTCGTCTCGAAGGACCAGCAGCCGACGATGGGCCCGAACGACGTCCTCGTGATCCTCCAGGAGGACATCTACCGCGGGGGCCCCACCAAGCAGCTGATCAAGCAAGTGGCACAGGGAGGTTAACGGTGTCGGGCCAATTCGACTTCTGTCCGAAGTACATGATCGCGAAGACCGTGCCGCCCAAGCCGGTCGACGGCATCTCGATGAACGGCTGGTTCTTCTCGGCCAAGCCGAAGATTCCCTACCAGCGGACGTTCATCGTCACGCTGCAGGGCATGTACTGGTATCTCGGCGGCACCGGGCTCTACGACGCCATCACCAATCCGCGCTACAACGCCCGCCGGCTCGAGATCTTCTACCAGGCCAACGGAACCTGGGACAATTTCGACTTCGTGCATCCCCATCTGGGGGCGATGAAGTGCCGCTTCGCCGAGCCCGTCCAGGTGCCCGAAGCAATCGTCAACTCCGGTGGGCTGATCGACAAGTTCGACATCAAGCTCATCGAGCATAACCCGGGTTACTAACATGGCCAGTCTGTCCAAGATCAACAGCCGCTTTGAAATCCCGCTCACGGTCGTCGAGGGCGGCAGCGGCATCATCATGGGCGTCGTGACCGAGGCCGATCAGAAGCAGCTGCCGGTCAACGTGTTCATCAACCCGCGGCATGTCCTCCGCACCTCGGCGGTGACTGCGGTGAAGCCCGGAATGGTTCTGAGGACGCCGGCCGGCTCGCATTACATCGTCGGCTACAACGGGCCTTCCGACCAGCCCGAGGGGACAATCTGGCAGAGCTGGCGCCTGTTCGAAGCGACGGACCAGCTCAAGTGGGAGAGGCGCACCAAGGTCACCGACACGGTCACGCAGCTGGACCGGGACGGCCCGCTTGAGGATCTCGGCATGATCTGGGTCGCCGTGGAAATGCTCGCGAGGCAACTCACCGACTTCCGGACGAGCCAGAACTTCGAGCAGTCCCAGATTATCACCGGCCGACCGGTCCAGACCGACGACCTTTTGGGCGGTCGGAAGGTCACTCGGGCCGTCATCGCAATGGGCATCACCGTCGGGGCGCTCACCTAACGGTGGATTGCGGTGGCCGCGCTTCTCCGTGAAGTCGCGGGGGCTCGCTCTCAAAGGGTGATCTGCAAGTTTCGTCACCCCTCGAGGAGCCTACGCCAATGACGGCCAAGAAGAATGCTTTCATGTTGTCGAGCGCGACACTGATGATGTCGAAGTTCGGCACCGGGACCCCCGTCCACGAACTCACCCCCGCGAATGACGGCATCGGCCTGTCGAAGGAAGTCGCCGTCGTGATCGACAGCGGCAGCATCGATCTGACGACCGGCATCGCCCAGGCGCTGGTCGATTCCAAGCGCACCAACGTCGCCACCTCGATCAACTGCACCGTCCAGGAATATTCGGCCGAGAACATCCTGCGCGCCTCGGGCCTGGCCGCATCGAACGCCGTGACCGCCAAGCGCGGCAAGCTGACCGCGGTCGCCAACGCCGCGGCCACGTCGCTTTCGGTCGCCGACAACCCGATCCCGGGCGAGGCGACGAGCTCGCTCGGCACCGCCGCGGGTGCGGTTGCAGCCGGCGCGACCGTCCTCATCCAGGACCCGACCACGCCCGAGCTGATCTTCCCGGCGCGCGTGAAGACCGCCTCGACCTACGCGGGCGGTGTCCACACGATCGACATCACCGACACGCCGATCCCGGCGGGAATGAGCTTCCCGGTCAACGCGGTCGTGTGGGTCGTGACCGAGATCGCGGCCGGCTCGATCGACGAGGGCGACCTGTTCCAGGTCAAGATCGTCGGCACCCTGGCGAACTTCAATCGCCCGGTCGTGTACATCGCGCCCAAGGTGCAGATCATCAAGGGCTTCAACCTCTCGTTTACCGAGACCCAGTACGGCGGCATGCCGTGGGAGATGCGGGCGCTCCTGCTCTCCGCGTCGGAAGCAACCGGGCGCCTCGCCGAGATCGGCACGCGCGCGACCGGCAAGGTCTACGCCGCCTAACGGGCCATTCAGTTAGGAACGGGAGAGGCCGGGGCGAAAGCTCCGGCCTTTTTCGTTGCATCTGACTGAGTCTAATCCACAGTCGGGCCTAGTCCACCACAGTCACCCGAACATACAGGCTGGGCGGTGACTGCGATCCCCTCCGGACATATCCAAGACGCACAGAAGCTCACGGCGGACGCCGAGATCGATCTGTTCGAGCTGACGCCGGCCGGCGGCGGCGGGACCGTCTATTTCAAGGCCGACAACGACCTCACCTGGCAGGGCCAGACCTATGAGGGTCTGCCGATCACGCTCAACGGCATCAAGAAGTCCAGCGACGGCAGCGCGCTGATGCCGAAGCTGACACTCGGCGACGGCTCGATCGATCTCTCGCCGTTCAAGCCGCTGGCCTACGACGGCTACCTCGACGGGGCCACGGTCGTCCACAAGAAGGTGCTGCTCGACAACGCGAAGGCCAACCTGCCAGTCTACGAGAAGTGGACCTATCGCGTGAAGCGCGTGCCGTCCTACAACCGGCTGCTCATCGAGCTCCAGCTGGCGACAGCCTCTGACGCGCTGGGGTTCACGCTGCCGTTCCGGCAGTACTTCCCGCCAGCCTTCCCGGCGGTGCTCCAGTGACGCTGCGCTACGAGCACCTTGTCGGCCTTCCGTATAGCGCCGAGCGCGACTGCTACGAGCTTGGCCGCGACTTCTTTCGCGACAATTTCGGGATCGAGCTCACGCCCTACGCCCGGCCGCACGACTGGTCAGCCGATAGGCACGACCTGATCCGTCAGCTGCACGAGCGCGAAGGCTTCCGGATGCTCCCCGACTGGACGGCCAAGGACATCCGGCCGGCGGATGTTTTCTGCCTCGCGATCGGGTCGAGCAACCCGAACCACTTCGCCATCTACGTCGGTGACAACAAGCTGCTCCACCACCTGCGCGGTCGGTTCAGCAGCGTCGAGCCCTACCGCGATTTCTACCGCAACTCGACGACCTTCCTTCTTCGCCACCCGGACGTGCCGGATCTCCGGCCGGTCCTCCCCGAAACCACCATCGAGGCTCTGCTCCGTGAGCGATACAACCCACGAACTGCTTGACTTCATCGACCTCGACGAGCTCGCCCCGGGCGAGCCGGAGATGTGCGGTGTCGTCATGGACAACGGCTGCGTCGTTGCGCTCCCCAACATTCACGAGGACCCAGTCAAAGGCTTCCGCATCGAACCGAAGGCCTTCCTCGAGCACGTCGAGCAGGGGGCAGTTGCAACCTGGCACACCCACCCCGGCCAGGACCCGACTTTATCGGAAGAGGATCTCGAGGGGTTTCGCGCCTGGCCGCGGCTCATCCACCTGATCGTCGGCGTCCGCAAGGGAGAGCCGGCCGTCGAAGCCTATAGGGTCGTCGAGGGCGGCATCGTGGTGCGGGCATGAAGGTCATCTTCCACGGCCTCCTCGCCGAGAAATATGGCCGCGAGTTCGAAATCCAGACGGACATTCCGTCCGAGGCCGTGAACGGCCTTGCCCGGCAGCTCCCGGACTGGGATCGCGACCTCGCGGTCGAGGTGATCGATTACCCGACCGAAGAGCTCCTGCGGGCGCCGACGGACGCCAAGGAAATCCACGTCATGCCGGCGATGTACGGGGGCGGCGGCACTGCCAAGGTCATCATCGGTGCCGTGCTGTTCATTGCCGGTGCGGTGATGATGTTCATCCCCGGTTTGCAGATCTACGGCATGGGCCTGATGTCGCTCGGCGCCAGCCTGATGATGGCCGGCATCTCCGAGCTCAGCTTCAAGGCCCCGTCGGTCGACAAGTCCAACGACCCGCCGCCGTCCAAGTATCTCGGCATCAACCAGAACACGACTGCGATCGGCACCCTGATCATCATGGCCTGGGGCCGGGTCAAGCTCGCCGGTCACTGGCTCTCGCTTCAATCTGACTCGTCCGATCTCGTGACGACGTCCTTCCCCCACACCACCAGCTAAGGATTCTCATGCAGATCGACCTACGTCTCAGAGAGTGGGCGACGCCCGCCCAGGCCCGCGTCATCGAGGCGGTCTACCGCAACAACGGCAGCAAGCGCGCCGCGGCGAAGGAGCTGGGCATCCATCGCCGCTCGATCGACCGTGCGATTGCCGCCGTCGAGAAGAAGGCTGCGGCCCACGGCTACGCCCCGGCCTGCAACCTCAACTCGCCCATCCCCGAGCCGTTCATCGCGCGCGGGCACTCCACGCTCGAGAAGGTCCACCCGAACGGCGATCGCGAGGTCGTGCTGCAGTGGACCAAGACCAGGCTCGACGAACAGAAATGGCTCGAGCTCATCCAGGAGGCAGTCGAGAGCTTTGTCGAAGGCGTCGAACCCGTCGAGGTGCCGGCAGGGCCGCTCGAATATCAGTCGGACATCATCCCCTGGATCCAGATCGGCGACGCCCATTTCGGCATGCTCGCCCACGCCGCCGAGACGGGCCAGAACTTCGACCTCAAGATCGCCGAGAGCGAGCTCTGCGGCGCGATCGGCCTTCTTATCGACGAACTGCCGGCCAGCGAGGTCATCGTCATCAACGATCTCGGTGACTTCACGCACTACGAGAATTTCAAGGCCGAGACCGAGGCCAGCGGCCACAAGCTCGACGCTGACGGCCGCTTCCCGAAGATGATCAAGGTCTACAGCCGCGTCATGCGCTGGATCGTCGACAAGGCGCTGACCAAGGCCCAGCGCGTCGACGTCATCGTCAACCAGGGCAACCACAGCCGCACCAACGACATCTGGATGGCTGAGCTCCTGCGCGTTGCCTATGGCGACAGCGGGCGCGTCAATATCCTCAACAACGACAACGTCTTCATCGGCTACCGGATGGGCAACACGCTGGTGATGACCCATCACTCGGACCAGTGCCGCCCCGATCGGCTCTGCGGCGTCATGACCACCGAGTTCCGCCAGGACTACGGCGAGACCGAGTTCCATTACATCGACATCGGCCACATCCACCACAAGATGGTCGCCAAGGAGCATCCGGGGATCATCATCGAGAGCTTCAACATCCTCGCGGCTCCCGACAAGTACGCCCACGACCACGGCTACAGCAGCCGGCAATGCATCAGCGTCATCCTGCGAAGCCGCACCTACGGCGAAGTCGGCCGGCGCGTGCTGGGCATCAAGGAGGTCCGCGACCGCTTGTCGTTCAAGCCGGCCCAGTCCCGCCGCGCCTTCGCAGCCTAATCCACAGCACCATCGTGAGTTCACCGCGATGGTGAGGGCATAGGCTCGACGATGGACATCGAATTTCGCGGCTCAGGTGGCGGGGACAGCGGCAGCGGCAGCAGTAGCAGCACGAGCTTCGTCCAGAAGCCCGACACGCTGCGCTCGAATGACACGTTCGAAGGCCTTCTTGGACTGTGCGTAGGCCCGATCAAGGGGCCGGTCGACGGGATGAAGAACATTCGCGTCAACGACACTCCGATCGAGGACACCAGCGGTAACCTCAACTTCCAGAATTTCACTGCTGTCTTCGCCGACGGAGACCCGCTGAAGTTCCCGCAGATCTGCAACCTCCAGCTCGGCGCCGCGGGCGCACCGACGGCGATCAACGTCACGCTTGCCAACACCGGCGGGCCCGGGACCGGCACCTGGGTCACGCGCACGGTCACCAACACCAACGCCGAGGCGATCGACCTGCGCTTCGTCGTCAGCCAGCTCTACCGCCAGGACGCGGACGGCATCTACGAGACGACCGCCAACCTCGAGATCCAGATGAAGCCGACGGGCACGACGACCTGGATCAACCCCTTCGCCTCGAACGGGAACACGACCCCGCCGCAATCCGACAGCGGCTACACGGTCAACAGCGGCTATGCGACCGATCCCGAGACGGGCATCGTGATGACCGGCGGGTCGACGCAGATCTACCAGACCGAGGCGACGCAAAGCAGCCAGCCCGACACCGCGCCGGCCGGCACCTATTCCACCTTTCTGGCGATCACCGGCAAGACGACCAGCCCGTTCGTCAAAGAGCTGAGGATCAAGGTCCCGAACACCGGCGTCTACGCCAACAAGGGCTGGGACATTCGTGTTCGCCTGAACGAGGTCGCGACCCTCGACGCCGACCCGAACTTCGAAAAGCGCACGATCAGCTGGGAGTCGATGACTGCGGTCTATAACCCGAAGCTCGGGACGCAGGAGGATTGGCGCGGCGTCTCCTGGCTCCAGCTCTTCGGCAAGGCCAGCGACAATTTCACGGGCGTGCCGGAAGTCAGCGGCATCTACGAGACGAAGATCGTTCAGGTGCCGCCGTCGACCGTGTTCAACCCGACCACGCGGGCTTACACCGGCACGATCTGGGACGGTTCGTGGGCAAAGGCCTACACCAACGATCCCGCCTGGATCATCAACGACGCTATTTCAGACTCGCTCTCGGGCCTCGCCCGGCTGACCCCTGGCGCGCACCTCAACAAGTGGGACGCGCTCGAGCTGTCCAAATATGCCAGCGGGCTCGTCACCAACGGCGACGGCGGAACCCACCCCCGCTTCTCCATGAACCTCGTCGTCACCGAGGCGCAGCGAAGCGACGAGTTCATCCGGTGGATGGCCGGCGCTTGCGGCGGCACCGCGTGGGACAACGGCCAGGGCGAATGGCGGCTCGTCGTCGACAAGCCGCGGAATCCCTCGGCGCTCTTCACTTGGGAGAACATCGACGGGGAATTCTCCTACAGCCACACCGACATCGACACGCGCTTCAACGACGTGACCGTCGTCTTCCTCAACGAGGAATTCGACTATCGCGAGGATCGCGTCCGCATCACCGATGATGCCCACATCGCCCAGTACGGCCGCAAGCCGACGAAGGTCATCGGCGTCGGCTGCACCCACCGGCAGCAGGCGCTTCGCTGGGCGATCCTCAAGATGCGGACCTGCGTCAACGAGTTCCGCGCGGTCACTTTCACCACCAACCGGCAGGGCAAGCATCTCGAGCGCTTCGACTGGATCCTCGTCGCCGACCAGTCGCTGAACATGACGACCGACGATCTCAAGCGCACGACCGGCCGGATCGTCCAGAACAAGGGCGGCTCGATCGTCCTGCGTGACACGATCAGGCTCGAGGTCGGCGTTGCCTATACGATCCGGGTCACCACCCCGAACCCCAATTACAACCCTGACAGCACCACGGCACCGACGAGCACGGACTGGGCGCTCCCGACGATCGTTACCACCCGCACGGTCACGAACAGCGGGACCCAGCGGGGCGACGTCAAGGAGATATTCCTTGATAGCGCGTTGCCGGTCGACGTGGCGGCGAACGCCAACGTCGCGCTCGAGGCTGTCGGCCTCCCGAGCGTCCCCAAGGTCTACCGCGTCCTGGACCTGCAGTACGCCGACGACAATGAGCGAGTGATCGTCAATGCGATCGAAGTCGACACCGGCAAGTACACGGCCTCGGACCTGGGCGACTATTATTATGTGATGCCGGGCTATCCGGGCAGCGGTAGCGGCAGCGGAGGCAGCGTCGTCCCGAAGCCTGTGGCGCCGGTCGGCGGGATGTTCTCGCTGAGCTCATTCACCAACAAATTTGGTGGTCAGACCTTCGTCCTGATCGCGAACTGGGATCGGCCGGCCAACTGCCCCGACTTCGCCAAGTTCAGGGTGAAGGTCACCCGCAACGGTTCGTCGGTGATCTTTCAAGGCGACCAGACCTCAGACGTGTGGGAGGACTTCAACCCGCTCTTCGGCACCTACAAGATTGAGGTCCGAACGGTTACGACCTCGGGCAAGGTCAGTCTTCCGACCACGTCCACCTATACGCTGTCGTCCACCTATCGGCAGGTCTATGTCGGATACGGACCGCCGACGATCTCGGCGACCTACGATTCAGGCGGGACCACGCCCCAGGACCTGCCGAAGGACAATTACTACAAGCTCATCGCCAACGGCAACGTGGTTACCACCGGGGTGACCTGGCAGTACCGCGTCGTCGACGGACATGTGAACGGGTGGGGTCCCGACAACGGCTGGCACGCCATGACCGTCGCCAGCGGCGTCGGCACTTTCACGCTGACGAGCGTCGAAATCGACAAGAGCAGCGTCGAGATCCAGGCAAAATCCACTTCGGGGCTTGTTGCGAGCGAGGTCGTGACCGTGTCGAAGGTCCTGAGTTCGGTCAGCACCGGCGGCGGCACCGGCACCGGCAGCGGTACCGGCACGGGCAGCGTCAGTCAGACCAGCGGGTTCACGTCGTTCAACACGCCGGGAACGACGTTCCAGGTCATCTCCGGGCAGCTCGACCTGACACTTCCTTCCGGGAAGACGGACGTAACGGCCCAAATCAATCTCACGGTCAAAGTCGCGAAGACGGCGAACAACCAGGGGCCGTGGGACATCGAGTATAAGTTGCAGCGCAACATCGGGGGCACCTGGACCGACATCGGTTTGGTGCAGCATTCCAGTCCGGACCCGTATACCGACGACGCGCTTATCGGTGACGACCCCAGTGAAGGCACCATGTTGGTGGCGAACAGCGGGGCGATGAACACCAACATCTATGACACCGGGCTCACGTCCGGCTCGACGTATAGCTACCGGCTCCTGGCGCGCGTTGCGACCAGCGCGCCGACCAATGCTGTGGCCGTGACCTTCACGGGCACGTTCACGATGGTGACGCCATGAGATATGTGATTGAGAAGGATGGCGAGCGCCAGAACGTCTCCACCCTCGAAGGCCACGAGGACTGGACGGTCATCTCCGAAGTCGATGATGAGCTGCCGGACCCGGAAGCTGAGCTCGTCGACGGCGCCTGGGTCGTCCCGCTGGACATCCTGAAGCAGCGCAAGTGGGAAGACGCCAAAATCTACCGGGACTTCCGGCGGAGCCTGGGCTGCGCGACGCCCAAGGGGCGGATGGACAGCGACGAGGAGAGCAAGGTTAAGCTCAACGGCGCCGTCACCATGGCCCAGCTCGTCGGGGACACTTTCAGCGTCAACTGGACGATGGAGGACAACAGCGTCGTCACCCACAACAAGGCTGAGATCGAGGCCGCGGGCCTCGCCGTCGGGCAATATGACATGCAGTGCCACGCCGTTGGACAGTCGCTGCGAGAGCAGATCGACGCCGCGACGACCGCTGCGGAGCTCGACGCGATCGATATCGAAGGAGCCGCCTGGCCCGGTTGATGCCGGTGTCACCGACGCTGCTGTCGCTGGGTCGGAAGCCGTTGATATCGGCGGGGAATGGACGACGTACCGCTGATCCTCGAAGCACTGCCCTACGAGCGCAACGGTCGCGGCCTCTTCATGGTCTATGAGACGTTCGAGCATGCCGGTATCAGCGTGCCGGCCGGTTTCGTCACCGACCTCGCGTCCATCCCGGCGATCGCCCGGATGTTCCTGCCGGTGTCGGGCCATGTCTCGAAGCCGGCCGTGCTTCACGACTGGCTGCTGCAGTGCGGGGAAGTCGATCACGCGAACACGGTGTTCGCCGATACGCTACGGGAGGCCGGTGTATCCCCGGTCTCCCGCTGGCTGATGGTCGCTGCCGTCAGGTGCTACTGGTGGTTCAAGATGCTCGGCAGCGGTTCCGAGTACGTCCGCTAGCTGTTGCGGCAGTAGGTCGGCGTCTTCTCGTACGGAGAGCCGATGCTGTGAGCCTCGCAGTGAACAACCGGCCGGATCACCGGTTTACATTGGAGCTCGACGCGCTGGCTCTCCGCCGGGGCGTAGAGCACCACGACCGCGGCGACGAACATCAGGAAACCGCGCATTGCAGGGCTCCTTCGATCGCCATGATGTCGTCGATCTCGGCGTAGAGCTCTTCGAGCGTCCCGTCGTTGACGATGACATAGTCCGGGTTCAGCTTGTCGGTGCGCTCGCTGTCGTGGACTCCCCACATGAGGCCGAAGCAGTTGTAGAGTAGCTCGCCGAAGCGGCCCCACTTGAACGCCGCCGGCCGGGTGCCCGGCCGGGTCACGAGTATGGTGAAACCACCATAGGAGCCCTGGACCGCGCTCTCCTCGTTGGGGAAGCGAACGCTGTCGTTCATCGCCCTGCCGCCCTGCTGCTCGGCCTCGTAGGACCACAGGCGGGCCCACAGGTCGTCGCCGATCAGCTCGCGACCCCACTCGGTGCCGAGCGTGATCTGCGCGTGACGGCTGGTGACGCCGAGGCAGGGGATGACCTCTTCCTTGAGGGGACCCGTCAGGAAGGCATCGATCTGCGTGTCGGTCATGCCGAAGCGCAGGAGCAGCGTGCGGAGCATCGCCCGCAGCGGCTCGGCGATATGCTGGCGCCGGTAGCCGTATTTCTGCTCGATGTAGTTCGCCGCGGTCGTCTTGCCGGTCTGGGCCCAGCCGGAGAGACCGATCGCCGAAGGGGCGATGCGGTCGTTGGCCGGCTGCTTCAGCTCGAGCTCGCCGCTGAAATATTTGTCGTGGGTCTTCTCGATCGCGATCTCGAAGGGGTCGACGACATTGTTCTCGGGGGCAGCGTCGACCGAAATGGCGCCGCTGTTGTCGAGGGGCTCGGTGACCCCTCCTTTGCTGGTGGGGTTCATCGAAGCATCCTTGATTGCTGGTCTGCAGAGGTCGGGGTGCGCGAAGCGGCTCATACGGCCACCTCCGCCTTGATCGCCGGGTGCGATCGGTAGTCCTCGAGCAGGATGTCGTTCGGCTGGAACCCGAAGATGTTGGTGACCTCCGGGTTGAGGCGAACGGTCGGCGACTTGTACGGCTCGCGGCGGAGCTGCTCTTCGGCCTGCTCGAGATGGTTCAGGTAGAGGTGGGTGTCTCCGCCCGTCCAAATGAACGTGCCCGGCTCGTAGCCGGTGACGTGGGCCACCATGTGCGTCAGCAGCGCGTAGCTCGCGATGTTGAATGGCACGCCGAGGAAGAAGTCGGCCGACCGCTGGTAGAGCTGGCAGCTGAGCTTGTTGCTCGGGGAGACCTTGAACTGGAACAGGCAGTGGCAGGGCGGCAGCTTCATGCTGTCGACCTCGGCCGGGTTCCAGGCGGTGACGATGTGGCGGCGACCGAAGGGGTTCTTGACCAGGCCCTCGATCAGGCAGGAGATCTGGTCGATTTCATTGATCTTCAGACCCACCCTCGTCGGGCCGACAACGGCGTAATCGGGTTGGCCGGGCCACGCCCGCCACTGCTTGCCGTAGACTGGCCCGAGATCGCCGTTCTCGTCAGCCCACTCGTCCCAGATATGAACGCCGCGCGCTTGCAGGGTGCGGACGTTGGTCTCGCCGCGTAGGAACCAAAGCAGCTCTTCGACGATCCCCTTCCAGAAGACACGCTTCGTCGTGAGCAGAGGGAAGCCCTCGCTCAGGTCGAAGCGCATCTGGGTGCCGAAAAGCGCCTTGGTTCCTACGCCCGTCCGATCCTCGCAGACCTCGCCATAGTCGAGGATCTCGCGGAGCAGACGGTTGTACGTCAGGTCGTGAAGGCTCATTTGAACCTCCGGCGCGAATTCGCCACCGGGGTGAAGCCAGGTTGGCGCAGCCTGCGTTCGACCTTCTTCAGAAGCATCTTGGTGGCGTGGCCCTCCCGAGCATCCTTCTTTGTCGACGGACGCTTGCAGCGAGGCGGCGGAACCTGGTTCGTGTACGACGCGCCGCTCAAAGGGCCGGCTCCGGCTTGAAGTAATCCGGCTGCGGCGGAACCTTTCGCTTCAGCGGGATCGAGCACAGGAATTTGGTCGTGCCGTCGCGATGGGTCGCCATCGTGTGCGTGCCGGCGCAATACCGGTCGCGCGCGAGGGCGACGCCCGGGTCGTCGTTGTCCCAGCGCTCGGAGCAGCGGGCCGACGCGACGAAGTAGGGGCGAAGGTCTGGACGGCCTTCACCGCCCCAGCGCTCGACGTTGGCGACGGCGGCGTCGGGGTTCTGGTCGATTACATTCCAGACGTCCTGGACGTTGAAGCCCAGGTTGTTGGCAACTTTGAAGGGTGAGCGGACACGCCTGTACTCGGCAATGACTTCCGCTTCCTGATCCGGGGTAAGCAAAACGGGGTCTCCTTTCGAAGACCCCGTGTGGAAGGCTTTGCTTGTGGGTTGCTACCGATCGGGAATCAGTGACTTAGTCACTTCATAAGATGTTGGAGCCCGGGGGCGGTGACACCTCTGCTTGGTGGATGGAAACCCCGGGCTCCAACAGGCCGCTTACCGAGCAGCCAGCTCAAAGAGCAACCTGATGATCGACGCCCTCGAGGCGCTTGTGGCTGATAATTACGACCTGCCTCAATTGTTCCCTGCAGGCCATGAGAGCATCGGCGATCGCCTGGGCGTTCGCCTCGTCGGCGTCGCTGTCGAGCTCGTCGCCGATGAACACCGGGAACACGCGGGCGACCAGCACCTGGCCGAGGGCGAGGCGCAGGGCGAGGTTGATCATCGTCGCGTGCGCGCCGTTGAACGTCGAGACGTCCTGCCCGTCGGCGGTGATGTTCATGTCCTCGTCGACGATGATCGTCTCGAGCGGGCGCTCGGCGTTGGTGGTCATCTCACCGATTATCTTGGACGCAACCCGAGAGAGCGACGGAGCGAGGAACGCTTTAAGCGTGCGACGAGCCTCCACCAATCCCTTGGCGCCTGCCGTGAACGCATCGGCCCGCTCCTGCTTCTCCGCGATCTCGGCGGAGAGTTCGTCGAAGCGCTGCTTGTCGGCTTCGTATCGGGCGAGCTCTCGCTCGTAGACGACGGCCGCGGTGTAAGCAGCGTTGAGATCTTCCGGAGAATGCTTCGGCGCAGGTAGATGGTCGAGCTCATATTGGGCGTTGCCGGCTTCTGCCGCACAGGCCGCGTAGTGGTCAAGCTGACGGCTGTAGACTTCCCACGCCGTGTGCAGCTGACGCGCCTCGGCCAGCTCGTCAGACTTGTCCTCGAGCTCCGGAAGGCCCTCGAGTTCTTGCCGCATCAGTTGCTTCTCATCAGCGCGGTCAAGCGCCTTGACGGCTTGAGCGAGCTCGACCGGCGGAATGCGAGTGCCCTTCGGTTTGACCAGCTCGTCGGCCCAGGCGCGGACCCGTTGCAGCTCGTCCTGCAAGCGCCGCTCGTCGAGGCGAGGCGGCGTCGAGGAATGACCAGGCTGGAACTCGTGCTGACAGTTGGGGCAGTGGACCTCGATGTCACCGATCTCCTCGAGGGCGTGGTGCTTCGCCCACATGCCCAGCGTGGTGACAATCACTTCTTCAGAAAGACCGAGGCTCGGCTGCGGGCCACGACGCTCTACCTCGGCGTCATAATCGGCAAGAGCCTGGGCCTGCTCGAGCTGCTTGCGCGTGTAGAGCGGGTCGGGGATCGACGCGATATTCCGCTCGAGCGCTGCGCGGGTTGCGGAAATCCGCACCCGTTCGACCTCGTGAGCCGCAAGCGCTTCGATGTCGGGGCAGGGCTTCGGTGGCTTCACCGGCTCCGGCGGCACCGCACCGATAATGCGCTGCAGCTCGGCGCGCGTCGCCACCGCGTTGTTCGCTTCGTCAAGCTCTGCCTTTATGTCGGCTGACGGCCGGTAAAGGTCGGGCTTGACGGGCTCCGTCGGTGGCACGAGCGCACGGCTCAGCGTCTCGGCCTCGAGACGGGCGTTCTTCGCCTCCTCGCGGCACGCCTTCTCGACGGCCTCCTGGCGGGTCAGGCCCACGACGTCGTCGATGAGCTCCTTGCGCTTGGCCGGCGTCAGGCGGGTGAGCCGCTCGCTCTCTTTCTGGTTCGCCGCGCAGACGACGTCGAACACCTCGAGCTCGAAGCCCAGCAGCTCGACGATCTTCTTGTTCACGGCGTCGGCGCCGACGGCGAGGACCTCGTCGCCGTCCCAGCAGACGAGCTCTTCTTTCTTGCCGCGCTTCACGGTGTAGCTGACGTCACCGATCGCGAAGCCCAAGGCCATGTCCAGGCTCTTGTAGTCCGACGCCGGCCCACGCCGCGCCTTGGCCCCGAACAGGCCGTAGCGGATCATCTCGGCAACGAAGCTCTTCCCCGTGCCGTTGCGGCCGGAGATCGCGGTTGCACCCGGTTGAAAGCTTAGCTGGCCGCTCAGCGCGACCCCATTGGTAGGGAACGTGACGGCGTAACGAAGGTCGTTGATCATACGGTCTCCTGATTGCGCCTGAGCCATCACCGCAACCTCAATGCGGCAACTGACCAGGTGACTTGTGAAGCGAGGCGAACTTTCAGCAGAGCAGAAGAAGGGGCTGAAGGGACCGGCCCTCGCACTTGCTGCTGCCTGCGCGATCGCCGGAACTTGGGAAGGTCTCACGCACGATCCCGTCATCCCCGTGAAGGGCGACAAGCCGACGGTTTGCCGCGGCGAGACCGAGGTGAAGATGCGGCATTACACCACCGCCGAGTGCGACAAGATGTTCGAGATCCGGATGACGTACTTCCGGGACGGCGTTCGGCGGAGGAATCCGCGCATCGTGAACTACCCGCTGACGTGGGGCGCTCACGCGAGCTTCGCATATAATACCGGTCTCGGCGCTTACAACGGTTCGAGCGTCGCTCGGCTGTTCCAGCAGGGCGCCTACGTCCAGTCGTGCCGGGCGATGCTCAAGTACAAATTCTCCGGAGGCCATGTCTACCAGGGCCTCCTCAACCGACGCCAAGGCGACAAGGCCCGGCTCGGTGAAGTCGAACTCTGCCTGGAAGGATTGAAGAAGTGAAGCTGCTCGATCGGCTGAAGGCCGACCACGTCTACATCATGAAGACGCTGGCCTACATCAAGGCCCGCCTCGGCGAGAAGTCGACGCTGGGCGGCATTTGCACGGCGATCGCCGGCGGCGCCGTCGTGCCCGCGCCTTACTCCTACCTCATCATCGCGCTCGGCGTCATCGCCGTCTTCTATCCGGAGACTCCCAAGAAATGATCGAAGAGACCGCACTCGAGGTGGGGCTGAAGCTGCTCAAGAAGTTCTGGCCCTACCTGGTCATCTCGGCCCTTTGCGTCGCGCTCGCGATCACCCGCGGCCACCTGCTCGACCTTCGCAAGGCCGACGGCGAGTTCCGGCACCAGATCGCCGTCGAGCTCCACCAGAAGAAGGAGGACCGTCCGACGTTGCTGACGGCGCTCCACACGACCGTCGAGACGAACAACAACCGGGGCAACGCCCTGGCTCAGATCAGCCGCGAGGCATTGGAAGCCGGCCAGCGATCGAAGGCCAACGACGCAGCACTCGAGCGCCAGTTGAACGACCTTCGCGCCAAGTACGCCCTGGCCCAGCACCAGATCACCGCGCTGGAGGCCCGCAAGTCGACCGGCAACCTCGAGGCTGACTGGCAGCTGCTGGTCGAGGACACCAAAGCCGCATGGAAGGACTGGAAGTGAAGCGTACCCTCGCACTCATGGCGCTGTGCGCCGTCATGGCCTTGCTGACCGCGTGTGGGCGCGAGCCGCTGGTGGTCGAGAAGCCGGTCATCCAATACGTCGAGAAGCGGGTCGAGTGCCCGTCGGCCGAGGAGCGCGAGAAGCTTCGCCAGGCCCGGCCGAAGCCGCTGCGCGACACGCCCATGCCCGACAGCGTCGTCGAGCGTAACGGCAAGACCGAGGCCCAGCTCGGCAAGTACGAAGCCACTGGCGGCTATGCCGACCAGGTTGACGCTGCTCTCGACAGGTGCCAGCAGAAATGAGCACGGCGAACGAAGCCATGGCTCGCGCCGACGCGGCCCACATCAAGATCGAGAAGCACGAGGATCTGTGCGCCGAGCGTTACGCGCACATCCACACGTCGATCAGCGCAGTGGACAAGAGCGTAGGCGAGCTCAAGAAGATCGTGGCCTGGGGCGGGTCGACCGTGTTCGGTCTGCTCATCCTGGTGCTGGGTTTTCTCGGCGCCCGCGCGATCAACGGCAACGACCAGCGGGTCGACCAGCTGCAGAACCAGCTCGACCATGTCCAGCACACGCCGGCGGCGTCTCCGACGCGAGGCTCCGACGAGCTTTCGAGCCTCGCGGCCGTCAACATGCTCGTCAACGCGATGATCACCTACGAGGACGACGAGGACCACTACGGCTCCGAGGACCTCTGGGTTCAGTATCCCAAGGACAACAAGGGCGACTGCGAGGACTACGCCATCACCAAGCTCGGCTATCTCGAGGGCCTGGGCTGGGACGTGATCAACGACACGAAGGTCGTCTTTGTGACGGTGGGCGGTTACGGCCACGCCATGCTCGCGGTCAGGCTTTCGAACGGGCGAGTAGTCTATCTGGACAACGGCCACGCCGAGCCGATGACGCGCCGCCAGCTGGTCGAGGCGGGATACCGCTTCAGCGATTGGAAGGCCTGAAAAGGTTCGCCAATTTTTTCGGGCTCTATGGGGCCGAAATGGGGTTTGGAGGGCAGGTTCGCCATCCTAAGTGCTTGACCCCGCTAGTTTATTCAAGTCCCTCCTCCGCTACCACCTCTGAAAATTATCGTGTCTTTCCAGTTGGTTCGGAGATGCGATTTGGCGAACCAATCCCCCGGTTCGCCAATTTTGCTACTTCGCCTGGAACGAAAGAAGGTCCATTGCGGCCTCGGCTAGCCGCTCTTGGTCCGCCGCGGCAGTGTACGTCGCGACCTGCTTGTCGTTCGACCAACCGCCCATTGCCTTGAGCTGCTGGTTCGTCGCGCCGTGGTTAGCCAGGCGAGTGGCCGCGGCCTTTCGAAGGCCGTGAGCTGTGCAGTGCGGGAGGCCCGCGGCGTCGCACCACTTCCGGAACTTGTTGCCGAAGCCATGCCGGCTGAACGGCTTGCCGTACTCGGTGAGCAGGAACGCATCGACGCCCGTCATCTTGAGTGCGCGGATCGCATCGAGCATCGGCTCGGCGGCGGGGATCAGCAGCATCTTGCCGGTCTTCTTCTGCGTGTAGCGGACCTTGTCGCCCTCGAGGTGCTGCGGCCCGAACAAATAACCGTCGCCTGGCCGCTGGAAGGTCCAGAGCATGATCTCCATCGCGGCACGCGCCGTAGTGCCGACCGCGTGGGTCGCGCGGAACTGCTCGACCTCGGCCTCAGTCCAGGTGTGGTAGCCCTTCGTCTTGGCCTTGACCCGCTCGGCGAGCTCGGCCGGGTTGGTCTGGACCCAGCCCAGCTTCATGGCGAGCGTGAAAAGTTTCACCAGCTGGCCGCGGAGCCGCTTGGCGGCATGAGGCCCGCCCGCCTTGCGGCCGTCGACGACCTTCGGCAGCGCGCGCTCCATCAGGATCGCCTCGATGTGCTGGAAATTGAAGAGCGACACTGGAATGTCGCGATGCTCCTCACGGAACGGCTCGATCACCGACCGCAGGTTGGCGCGGCGGACCTCGCTCACCTGGAGCCAGGCGGGGGTCTGGTAATAGCGGCGCACGAGATCTTCGACGCTGCGCGGGACGATCCGCTGCGGGTCGTTGCTGACGCCGGCCAGGGCGGCGGCGTAGGAATCCTTGTAATCCGGGTGGCTGGGGTGGGGGAGGGCGACGGTGCGGCCCTTGCGGCGGAAGCGGTAACGCTCTTTCCCGTGGCGATCGACGTAGCGACTGACGTGCTTATCGAGCCTAACTTTTCGTGCCATATTTGAGATCCAACGGATTGATTTTCCCGGATGGAGGCAGAGACTCGGCTTCCCCGAAAATAATGTCAATGGAGCCGTCGGGCGTGATCCGCGCCCGCGCGACGGGCATGCCAGCCTTCACCGCGCCCTTGAGAGCGCGAGTCAGGTCGGACACCTTGAAGGACGCGGGCGCGGTCACGGGTTAAACGCCGACCGCGGCGCGGTAGGTCTCGAGGATCGCGTCCTGCTCCTGGCGCGAATGGGTTTCCATCGCGCGAAGCTTGATCACGAGCTTCATGATTTTGGGGTCGAAGCCGTTGGCCTTCGCCTCGGCGTAGACGTCCTTGATGTCGTCGGCGATGCCCTTCTTCTCATCCTCGAGGCGTTCGATGCGCTCGATGAAGAGGCGAAGCTGGTCGGCGGCGACGGTTCCGTCTGACATTGGGTACTCCTGCTGTGGAGCGTCCCGTTTGAAGAAGGAAGTCGCATAGCGGAATCTCGAAGGGGGCAAGTGACTTGGTCACTCACCCCCTCCGGCGCGTTCCCACGATTTGCTCGGCATGCTGGCCCGCCCGTCCCGGTGAGCATCGTGGGCTTTGTGTCCCAGCACAGCGCTGGCGCTGGGTGGAGTGCCCGGGGGCGGTATCAGGAAACGATCAGCCTCTCGTCAATGAAGGCCCGGACGTAATCGGGGACATCCTTAAGATGCTCGTCGAGAATGTTCTGCCAGTCGAAGGCGCCGAGCTTTTGAGCGACACTGGGTTCGTCGTCCTCGAGGGCAGTAAGACGCTTCCCAGTGATCTGGAGGCAATCGAGATCGACGGGGAGCTCCTCGCCCTCGCTGAGAAGAACTCGGACGCATTTGTCCTTGAGGGAAGCGGGGTCTTGCTCGCGGAGCTGAGCAAGGCTGAACGTCTTGTAGATTTCGCCATTCGGATCCTCGGCGTGGGTATAGGGCTCGAGCGAGCCGGTGCAGTCGACGTCGATCCCGTCGATCTTGTAGGTGCCCTCGATGTGCCAGTGACCGGTGACGATCCTGATACAGTTCGGGAACCGCTCTTTGATCAGCTTGGCAGGCACCATGTAGCTGGTGTCACCGCCGAAGGCCTCGAGGTCGTGGTGAAGGACGACGTGCTCGATCTCGACATTCGGTTTGGGAAACCGCTCGTTGAGCGCGTCGGCGACCGGCTTGCCCCACTCCCAGGGGAAGAAGGCGAGGGTCTCGACCTGGCCGACGTAGTCGACGAGGAACAGGTTATCGAAGCGGCCGGCCAGGATCTTCTTGAAAAGGTCCCAGGCGCCGATCGTCGCCAGCTGCCGGCTGCGGTCGTGATTGCCGGCCATGATGAAGAACTGGGTCTTCGGCCGGCGCATCGCGGCGAGCTCGTAGGCCTCGGCCGCGTCAACTATAGTAGACAGGGACACCTGCGGGTGATCGAAGAGATCGCCCATGCAGATGTTGATGTCGCAGTCGACCGCGAGCTCGTCCTTGAACTTTCTCCATTGGCGAGTTTCGCGCTCGCCGCGGCGGTGGAGAGGCACTCCGTTCTCGAAGCGCTTCCCGAGATGGGGGTCGCCCATGTGCCAGACGCGCTGGTCACAGGAGAGTTCAATCAGCATAAATCACCTCAAAGCCAATGAGGGTGAAGCGAGCCTTGCCGGTCGCGCAGCAGCCGTGACCGAACCCGGTCACGCCGGGGAAGGTGAAGCCGACGCGATCGGCGTTCTCGAGCGCGTCCTTGAAGTCTTCCGGATCGTCGAATGCGTTGGAGCGCTCGACCGCAGTCCACCGCTCATTGAACATCGCGAATATCTCGAACTCGCCAGGGGCAAGGGCATTGATCCCGTTGAAGGTCGCCCACCAGCGATAGCTTTCGAACTTGCCGGCACCGCTCCAGTCGTCGCCCTTGCGCTGGAAGTAGAGCACCGGATCCTCACCACCGGTCCCCGGGGCGGGCTTTCCATCCTGCATCAGCAGAAATCGAACGCCGGGGTCGGCCTCGAGGCGATAGCGAAGCCGGAGGCCCTTGGCCTTGCTCAGGTCACCGCACGCCCTCGTGACGTAGTGGACGCTGTTCGGCGCCACCGGAAAGTCGAACGAGCCGTCGGGCTCGACCTTGGTCCCGTAATCGTCACCGTCCGTGATCGCGGTCCAGCCTGACGGCATGCGATCGCGAAAGTGGCGGTAAGTGAGCGCCGCGACGATCAAGAGCGCGACAGCGGCCAGATAGATCACGCGGGCGTCACCTCGTAGAAGACGCCGTCCCGTGCGCTGAACAGGCGCTTCAGCTGGATGACGCAGTCGTAGAGGGCGTTGTGCGCGTCGCCCGGGTGGGTGAGCCAGGACATGTCGGGCTCGTCGGGCTTGCCGAAGAGACCGGCTTGGAACGAGCGGAGGTCGCGCGCCTGGTGGAAGGCGAACGGCATCGGCAGGTTGTACTGCGCCATGTACGACTGGATGAACCACCAGTCGAAGCTGCCGCGGCTCCAGAAGCGGAGCCGGCCGGCGTCGATGATGTAGCGATGGAACGCCTCGACCACCGGCTGCGGCTCTTCGCTCTTGGCCACGATGCCCTGGAGGATCCCCGGCTTCTGCTGCCCCCACCACTGGCGAGTGCTTTCGTCCCAATAGCGATTGGCCGGCATCGCAAGGCTGCGATTGAAGGTCGGGCCGATGTCGCCCGTCTCGTAGTTGAACTGGATCGCTGCCAGCTGGATCATCGCGTTGTGGTAGGGGTCCGTGCCCGTCGTCTCGATGTCGACCATGACGTCGGTCATGGGCGCGTCGGAGAGGCGGGCCGGGAACAGCAGGTCGGTGAGCTTCATCAGCGCACGACCTCGGCCGAGCCATTTTGAACGAACTGGCGAGCTTCAAACAAGGAAACCCCGCTCCCGACTGTGAGCTCTTCGCCGGCCGGGTGGTGCCCGAAATCCTTGAGCAGCCGGATCTTGAAGCTGCGCTCGACCGCACCGTTCTGCTCCATGCAGGCGACACCGAGGGCCGTGATCTTGCGGACCAGATCGAGGATCTTCGGTGTGGCTTCGACGCCCCAGGTGCGCGACGCGACCGTCTTCGCCTCACGGAGGTAATCGTCGATGTAGAGCAGATATTCGGTCGGCGTGTGATAGCCGTCGGTCTCGCTGGTGAGGGCGAGCGTGTCTTGATATTCGCGTTCGCCGCCGATCACGGCGAACACCTCATCCAGGGTCAGGATGGTTTCCATTCAGGTAGCTCCTCAAATTTGATGGACTTGGCTCCCGCGTTCACGGCGAGAGCGAACAACTCCTCGGTCATCAGGAACCATTGCCCGCGCCCGTAGGAGAAGATGTAGAAGTCGTAGCGACCACCGATCGCGGCCATCCTCAGCGCCTTCGCGCGCTGCGCCGGCCGGATGTCGGCGAACGGAAAGCTCGTCGCCGACTGGCAGGACTTGACCTCCGCGTAGAAGGTCTCACGGCACTTGGTGACGAGGTAGTCGCTGGGTTTCGGGAAGTCCCCGACCGCACGCCCGCCGTTCAAACCGCGGAGCATCTTCTGGTCGGGGAAACGGTAGAGATCGTCGGCCTTGATCAGCTTCTCGAAAGCCTCCTCGGCCGCGGTGCCGTCATTCTTCCTCGGGGCCATTGTCGTTCGCGGCGTGGATGAACAGGACGGTCCAGGCGAGGCCGAGAACGATGAAGAGGCCGCGGCCGACAGGGCCGAACTCGGTCGGGTCGATCGTCAGGAATGCGAACGCAGGGATCACATAACAGACGGCCACGCCGACGAGGTAGATGACGAGCCCGGCGAAGGCGTAGGCCCAGGGCGGAAAGATATCGTCGTCGCGCATGTGGTTCCTCGTGACTGTTGAGGAACCGCTGTAAGACGCGGGAGTCAGCGACGCCCGGGATTAGGGAGAAGTGACTGGGTCACCTATCACTTCGGGCACCTCGGGGTCGTCCTTGCGGACGCCGGTGCCGAGCAGCACCCAGTGATCACCGGTCCAGAGGGCCGGCTCCCAGTCTTCGACGGCGTCGAGCTTAACCCAGTAGTAGCCTGGTTCTCGCGTCACAGAGAAAGGTTTACCGGAGATTTTCACCCGCCAGTCCGTCACGCGGCCACCTTAGCATCGGCCACGAACTCGATCACCCTCCGGACGATGTCGTCGGGGAGCGGCTTGCCCTCGAGCTCGCAGTCGATCAGGCCCTCGATCGGCTCGGCTTCATCGAGCTCGATCTGGCTGAAGGCCGGGTTCTTGCTGTCGTAGGGCTTGAACGTGCGCCCGACGCTCACCGTGCAGTGCAGCGGCAGGCTCGTGACGATGTCCGGATGGTTGGTCTTGACCGCGCGCAGGACCGGGATGAATTCCGGCGCCAGGTCGCGGTGAACCGACCAGACCGTCTCGTCGTGGATCGGCATCATGAACCGCCCGCGACCACCCGGCCGCTGGCTCTCGGCGACGTAGTTGGCCCAGCCCCTCCGCTCGATCTCGGCGCGCATGTTGATCACCGAGCGCTTGGCGAGCGTTGAGCAGGTCCCCTGGATCTTCGCGTTCACGGCCTGGTTCTTGGCGCGGCTCTGGATGCGGCGAATGGCGAGCTCGGCGTAGGCGAGCATGCCGGGGCTGGCGGAGATGTCGGCGAACTTGCGCGTCATGCAGGTCGCCCACGAGGGCGTCGCCTCGAGCCGTACCCGACGGTGATGGTCGGGCAGCTCGACGAAGCCGAATTCGACGGCCTCGTTCTGTGTCCCGACACGCCACTGCTCGGCGAGCGGGAAGCGCGAGCGATAGCGATCGACCGCCTGCCACATCTCGTCCGTCGACCAGCCAAGGTTCATGCCCACCGTCGAAAGCGAGCCCGAGTACCAGTAGTTGAAGTTGGCACCCTTGCCGACTGGCGTGCCGCGGGTCAGCTTGTAGAAGGACTTCGGGTCCATCTCCTGGCCGGTGAAGATGTGGACGAGCCGGCGGTTGTTCGGGTTCCGGCCGAACTTGAATTCGCGATACTCTTCCTCGGTCAGGCCGGGAAGCGTCTTGACGCCCAGGCAGTCAGCCGCGGCGCCGGTATGAAGGTCTCCGTAAGGAATCTGGCCGAAGACCTCACGGAAGCCATGGTCGCCCGACATGTCTCCGATGAGCACCAGCTCCACTGAGCTCCAATCCGCGGAGATGACGACATGATCCACCTCGTCGGGCAGGTAGAAGCCTCGGACATATTTGCTCTCCGAATATTTGCTGAGCGCCATGACGTTGGGGAACGAGCAGGCCATGCGCCGCGTCGCCAGTTCCGAGCTGATGTTCGGATAGACGTGGTGCGTCTCGGGATCCATCAGCTGGCTGTAGGGCGTCAGGTAGAGCTTCATGGTCTGCTCGACGTCCGCCAGCCGCTGATAGGCCTTCAACACCGCCTGGGCACGCTCGTCGCCGGCCTTCTCGGCCTTGATCAGCATCTTGCCGCGCGCTTCCTTGTCCGACGTGATCTCGCCTTCGCTGTAGACCAGCGGCAGGCCCATCAAGTCGTGCAGGATCACTCGCATGCCCTGGTAGTAGACCGGGTTCAGCAGGTTCTTCGGAAGCGCGACACCGCACTCGTCGGCCCAGGCGTTGCCGACCGGGTTCGAGCACTGGGTGCATTGCTCGAAATCGTTGGCACTATCCGGGGATAGCGCCCAGTTTATGATGCGCTCGCGGATGCGCTTCCAGTTCGCACCGCCGGGCCCGACGTACCACTTGGCCTGCTTGTCCATGAGCTTCTCGTTCGGCTCGTCGGGGAACGGCAGGTAGCTGGCGATCAGCGGCTTAAACTCGCGCAGGATCTGCGCCATGTTCGCCCGCTCGGCGTCGCGCTTGGCGGTCACCTCTTCCGAGTTGAGGCGAAGCCCGTCGCGCCAGCAGTCGGCGAAGACGCGGACCATCGGGTTCTCTTGCGTGAGGAAGGTCTGCAGCAGCCGCGGGTTGGTCTGGAGCAGGCTGTCCTTCAGCTGGTGGAAGACGCGCACCGCCCAATAGGCGTCGTCGGCGCCGTAACTGACGACCTGGTCGCCGGTGAGCTGGCCCATGTGGGTTGCGCCGGCTGCTTTCAGCACCTCGTCGTAGGTGACCATCTGGTAGCCGAACAGGCTCTTGACCAGCTTCTTGAGGCTGTAGCCGAAGGCGATCTCGCTGACGAAGCCGTTGTACGAATGGGCGGCGGTCGAGGTCTTGCCGGTGAACAGACCCAGGAGCTCGGCCTGCTCGCTCGTCAGGCTCCGGCCGCGGGTCTCCGGGTCGTAGTTGGCGAAGGCCTGCTCGATCCGCTTGCGAAACTTGGCGATGTGCGTGAGCGGCTGGGCGAAGAAGAGCTGCGGGTCATATTCGTCGGGACCGTGGTGGCTGACGGCCATCTGCATCGTGCAGATCACCGACTTCAGGACGACGCCCAGGCACTGCTCGAACATCACATATTCGAACGCCGCGTTGTGGGCGATCGTCAGGCAATTCTCCGGCACCTGGCTGAGCAGGATGTCGGCCTTGCGTCGCGGGAGCCGGTTCTCGACGTCGGCGTGGGCGAGGTTGACGTACCAGGCGGTGTCGCTCCCGTCCTTGTAGAACGAGAAGCCGGTCATGGTCGTGCGGCGGTGATCGAACACCCACCGCTTCTTGTTGCGGTAGGACTGGATGCCGGCGTGCGCCGTCTCCTCGTCCGTCGTCTCGCAGTCGAGGCCGAGGATTTCGGCCGACGCGATCTCGGCAACGGCGCGCTGGAAGTCCTCGTCCGAGGACCGCGCGTCGAGCAGCATCGAGCGGATCATCGTGCGTGTTCCTCGGCGTTGTAGGCGGCGAGATATTTCTCGTAGAGCTCTTCGATCGTCTGCTGGACGTTCTCGATCTCTTCGACGGGCTCGAGGCGGTTGGAGACCACCACGTTCGCGACCATCGTGCAGATCATGTTGATCAGCGGGAAGGTGATGTCCCCGAGCGTGGCGCCGCCTTCCGCTTTCTCGCGGACGGCTTGTTCAATGATTTCAGCGTAGGTCAGAGGAAGAACCTCCGGAAAAGGGAGTCAGCGGCCTCGCGATTGAGGACGCCTTTCTTGATGCCGGCGTCGAGCTCGGCTTCGGGGACAGGCAGGAACCGGGTGACGGCAAGCGCACGACGCGCCTCCTTGCGATTCTCAGAGTTGAGCAAAAGATTGCGTGGCCGCGTCGGCAGCGGCAGCTGCGGGATGATCCCCGCGTCATCTTCTTCGATCGCGCGAAGCAGCTTCTTGCGATCGGGCGGCGTCAGGGCGTTCCAGCTCTTGGGGCCGAAGCCCGGGACGCCCTTGATGTTGTCGGAGGGGTCTCCGACGAGCGCCTTGTATAGAGGGATGTGGTGCGGCTCGCAATTGGGCACGGCCTGCATGCGGATGCCGTCGATCGTCACATTGGAGTACGACATCAGCTGCCAGTAATCGAGGTCGTTGGTGTGGACCGTGACCTTGATCGGATCCTTCCGGCTGGCAAAGCGGTGGACCAGCGAGCCGATCACGTCGTCCGCTTCCCAGCCGTCGCACTCGACCTGGAAGGCGTTGGAATGAGCCAGCGCCTCGCGGAACACACCGATCTGCGCGAAGCGATCCTCGCCCATCGGCGTGCGGTTGGCCTTGTAGTCAGGGTAGAGGACCTGTCGGCGGAGATTATGGTTGCGTCCGTCCCAGCACCACAGGTGCATGCCCGTGTTGCTGATCTCGTAGCGTCGGCGCAGGCCGATCCGCTCATGCCCGACCTTGTCCAGGTCGCGGAGCATGACGTTGTTACCGTCGTAGAGGTGGATCATTCCGGTGCGATCTCTCGCTTGAGACGCTCAACGGCGTCGAAGAATGCTGCGTCTTCCCGGAGCAGCTTGCGAGCGCTCGGAAGACCCTTGGCGAGGGAAGTGTGATCGGCCTGGCCGAGAAGGTCGGTCGCGATCGAATTGATGCTCCAGCCGGCCACGTCGGCCAGCGCGATTGCAAGCGCCCAGCGGGCGCGAGTGATGTTGCCGTTTCGCCTTTTCGGGTTCGTCACCGTCCCCTCGGGGATGTCGAACCAATTCTCCGCGAAAGAAACGAGGCGGGCGCCGAGCGCCCGCCTCGCGTTGGCGGTCATGGGGGAGGGGGACGAGACCGCCAACAGACCTTAGCCCTCGATCAGCTCGAAGTTCAGGACGCCCCATTCGTACGAGCCCTTGGTCTTCTGCTCGTGGACGAGCTTGACCTTGACCGTCGAATTGAGCAGCGCCGGGTTCTGCGCCCGGAGCTTCTTCATGAACGCCTGGAACGGCTTGAAGCCGGTCACGGCCGGCGTGTAGCCGACGCGGGTGCCCGCTTCGATCTTGACGCTCGAGCCCTTCTTCGGATCCTCGATGTCCTCGAGGAGCGTGACCGGGATCTCGGCCGACTGGTAGACGCCGCTCGGCTTCGCGCCGATGCGGGTCAGGCGATCGACTTCCGCCTGGAAGTTCTTCGCATCCGACGTGCTGACGCCATCGTAGCTCTTGATGAACTGGATGGTGCCGCCGACTTCGACACGGAACGAATAGATCGGCGTGACCTCGCTGAGGTCGATCTCGACGATCGCTTCCTCGATGAGGCCCTGCATGGTGTCGCCGATCTTGAAGCCGGTCGGCTTCACGCGGAAATACTCGTCGACGTCCATGCCGCCGCCGTCGATGAAGCTGTCCATCGTCGGCTTGGCAAGGGTCACGTTCGAGTTCGCGGCAGGGGCCGGAACAAGATTGGGGGCGTTGCCCGGGAGCGGCACCAGGGTGCCGGCGCGGGCTTCGGCCTCGGCCATGACATTATCGAGAGCAGATGCTGGATTGGTAGCCATAATCGTTTCTGTTTCCTTCTATGGGCACAATTGCCCGTCGATCTCTTTGAGACCGAAACGTGAGATTTTCTAAGGTTTACAGAGAAGTGACTGAGTCACTTGTTACCAAAAGGCGAGAACCTTGCGGGTCTCGTCTACGCGATTAGCGAGCTGTGACTTGCTCGCGAGGATGTCGAGCTTCCGGAAGTCTACCGAAGCTCTGTAAACCAGCGAGCTCACCCGCAACGTCGTGGTGCGAGTGCCTCGGCTGGCACGGCGGTAAGCCTGGAGGAAATTGACGTCCTTATAGTCCCAGGAGACGCCGATGACGTGATCGGCTCGCTCCCAATTATAGCCCACGGCCACGGTTGGGCCGGAGCCGACGATGGCGTCCAGACGTCCGTTGCGGAAGTCCAGATCGATCGCGTTCCGCTCATTGAGCAAAACGGAATTGTTGATGAGCCCGACCTTCAGGCCCACCTCTTCAAGACGCTGAACGCAGCGCTCCTGTTCCGGAACCGCCGCGGAGAAGACGAGGATCGGCCGGCCCTCGCAGGCGTATTCCATCAGACGCCGGTCCTTCTCGGTCATCTCGCCAACGCAGATGCCCATGGTCTCGGGGTGCGCCATGATCTGGCACGCCCTGATCGTCGCAACGCCCGCCAGCGAGCCGTCGAGCACGTCGCCGTTCTGGAGCTCGAGCATCGCCTGCTCGTGGAAGACGTCGTAGGCCTTGCGCTGGTCGGGCAGCATCTCGAGCGTAGTCTGCTCGATCGGCGTGAAGTAGACCGGCTCCTTGCCGTAGACGCTCTCGAAGTCGCGGCGCACGGTGTGCCGCTCGAGGATCGCCTTCAGCTTCGCCTCGTTCTTCCAGCTCTCGACCTTGCCGTAGTCGTTGATCCAGGCGGCGTGCTCGTCGACGAAGCCGGAATAGCCACCGTAGTAGCGTGGCTCGATCGCGTGGACGAGCGGGAAGGCGCTGTCGAGGCGACCGTCGACCAACGTGCCGGTCATTGCGAACAGGCCCTGGCAGTGGTTGGCGACGTGGTAGAAGCTGATCGTCTGCTCCGAGCTCGGCGTTCCGTAACCCATGTGGAACTCGTCGATGCCGAAGCCGCCGATCGTCGGGATCGTGCGGAGCAACCGCTCGTAGTGGTTCCGCAGGAACGCGAAGGTGCAGATGAAGACCTTCGCCTCCTTGTTGGCGGCGATCAGGTCCTTCGCCACCTCCGGCTCGAGGATCTTCTCCTTGAGCGGCTTCCCGTCGGGGCCCTTGTGGGTCCGGACAAGCGTGCCCTCCGGCCGGTTCGCCGCCCACGGCACCTTCTTGCCGAGCGGGCGGTAGCCGAGCTCGTTGTCGTACTCGATCAGCGTCTGGTCACGCAGCTCGTAGCTGTTGGTCAGCTTCGGCGTGCCGTCGAGCGTCCACACCCTGTAGGCGTGGATCTTCTTGAAGCGCTCGAACGTCGGGCCCGTCCAGTCCTTGGTGAGCGCCGCATGGTCGCTCTCCATGATGACGACGTCGTCCTCGGTGAAGTCGGTGAAGCGAAGCAGCTCCTCGCGGTTCTTCTTCATCAGCGACTTCGGCATCGCCCACACCGTCCGCCAGCCCTTGCGCGTCCACCAGTAGTAGAAGAGCACGCAGGCCGTCGGCGTCTTGCCGGTGCCGGGGTCGTTCAGGTTCCCGGACTTGGGGTTGGCGATGGCAAAGGCGAGGTCTTCGAACTGGTCGGGGCGAAGGGTCGGCTTCTCGCTCATCGCTTGAACACCCACCATGGCCAGGTCAGGCCCCAGGTGATCGCGGTGACCAGGATTGAGGCGATGCTCATCGGATCGGGCACATGGTGCTTGATGTCACCGGCGTTCAGGGTCACGAGCACCGAGCCGGTGATGATGTAGAGGTCCACGAAGATCATGCCGGCACCAGGACGCCTTGCTCGCGCGAGTAGTCCATGTATTTGGCGATCTTCTCGCGCTTCGCTTTGCACGGCTGCTGCGGCAGCAGCTCGCACCGCTCGACCAACTCGTCATGGACCGTCAGGAGATCGGTGAACTCCTGATCGATACGTTCAGCGTTGTCGAGCTCCTGGCCGGGCTGAACTTCGTCCATCCCGAAACGGAGAGCCTTACACACGCGCTGTGTGACCTCGGCGCATTCCTCGGCGAGCTGGATCAACAGGTACTGCTGCTCGGTGAGCCCCATCGCCGCAATCAGGATCTTGGCGCGGTGCTGGCGCTGAACCTCCTTCGCGTCCTCATAACGCATGCCCTCGCTGTGCGAGAGCAACTCCCCAGGCCAATTGACCTCGGGTTCCGCCTTGTTCGCATCGATGACGAACCAGACTTCGTCGACCTTATCGAGAATGATGTTGGTGGCGTAATCGAAGGCTCGAAGGATCTTATCCATCAACACGCTCCTCGAGCATGCGCTCGGAAAAGATGTGGATGAGGCCGGGCTCGTCGCGGTGAGCGACGGCGTAGCCAACCGCACCAGTGCCGCTGCGGTAGAAGCCGCAGACGAAGCCCGGGAAGCGATAGGCCGGGTTGTCGCCGGAGCGCTGGACGGCGGCGCCCATCGCGAACTTCAACGGGATGGGACCGCGGAGTTCCTCGAGCTCTCGAGCCATCGCCAGGAGCATGTTCGCTCCGGGCGTGGTGATAAGGTTCTGGATCCAGCCTTCGCCGTAGCGAAAGGCCTCGGCGTCGCTCGTACTGTCCTGCTGGACGATACGGTACTTGCCGTCAGCGACGGTCACATCAAGCAGTGGTTGCATATCGAAGTCTCCAAAGCCCCCACAGCGACACGCCCAGGTAGAAGGCGTTGATCATCAGTGTCGGCAGGTTGAATTGAGCGAAGAGCGACGACAGCATGAGCAGCGCCGCGACGACGTTGATAAGCAGGTAGGCCGGGCCGTCTGAGACGACCCGGCCGGTGACGAGCAGCCAGTAGTTGAGCATGCCCAGGAGCACGCCCAGGACGCCGACCGCGACGAGCATCAGAGCGACGGGAAGCAGTACGCCATGACGGCGAGGACGATCAGCGCGAGGATCGCGGTGTGGCGGGCGCCGCTAAGCTCTTGCCACCGCTCTCTCACCGGTTGTCCCCGGAACCGCCAAGCACCCCGCGCTCCTTACGGTCGCGCAGCTTGTCGATGTTCTCGGCGGCGATCTCGCTCAGGTTGGTGCCGAGCTCGCGAGCCTTGGCGGCGAGATACCAGAGCTGGTCGCCGACTTCCTTCCGGAGCAGAGCGCGGCGCTCAGGGGTGAGCTCGACGGTCTCACCGGTTGGAACAAGAACGGGCCGCTCGTTTAGGCGATCGTAGTCGACCTGGCGGTAGATCGGCTGGCCGAACTTGTCGTCCCGAATGGCCTTGCCGACGTGCTCGGCGAATTCGCCGGCCTCGCCGGCACCTTTCAGCGCGACATAGGACAGGCCGAGAGGTCCGCCCTGGCCGGGGTAGATCGCCATGCCGAGGGCGGCTTCTTCATATTCGGCGAAGCTATGCATCCTGCGGCAGCTCCTGCACGAGGATGTCGGCATGAGCATGCGCGGCGAACGTCTGCTCGCTGTGCGGCGCTACGGTCGCAATCTCGCGATACTCAGCATCCGGCAGGGGGTTCAAATCAGCGTCGTAGGGATACTCGCTGACTCGAGCGGCGTGGGCGGCGGTTTTGACGGTTACGGTGGTGGTCATGCGGTGTAATCGACCTCTTGGATGAAGATCGGCTCGAAGCTGATCTGGTGGCGTTGAAGGATGATGCGGGCGAGCGCGATCGAGCCGGCCTTGTTGATCCAGACGGCGTCGTTGCCTTGCTTGAGCTTAAGCTCGCCGCCGTCCTCGATGACGACGTCAACATCGCCGTTGTCCTCGGGCTTGATGGTGATGCTGGTCTTGATCTCGACTGTTGCGGACATCAGTTCACTTTCTTCGGGTCGACGAGCAGAGCCTGCTTCGTCCGGAAGACGTTCGTTGCGAACCACCGCATCCGCGAGCGGATGTCGTCGTGCTTCTGCTCGAGGCGCCCGTACTCGACGGCGTCGCTGATCAGTTGATCGAGGAGTTCCTCCTTCACGGGCGGAGCTCCTGGTAGCGCTCGAGGAATTCGTGCTTGGCGCGGCTCCAGTGCCACTCGGAGAAGTCGAGCTTCTCGGCGAGGTGGCTGACGTCGCCGACCCAATCGAGGATCTCCCAGTTGCTGGTGTCCCAGGGCAGGAGGACCTGCTTCTCGAGCTTGAGCATGACGTCGTCGACCCAGCGGATTTCCCGCGGCAGCGGGTAGGGTGTGCCGAACTTGCGAGCCATGGAGCCCTCGATGCGCGCCTCGATCTCCTTGAAGCCGGGGATCTTCTCGACCTTGAACGGCCGCGGGATGTCGTTGGTCACGGACTCCGCGGTGTCGTGGAGCAGCGCGGCATATTCGAACCCCGGCGGCGCGATGTAGCTCGCCAGGACGCAGTGCTGCGCGACCGAATAGAAGTGCTTCACGCCGCCGGCGAAGCGGCAGACGAGGCTCAGGTGGTGAGCGATGACTTCGATCGGGACGTCCGCCGCGTCCGGGTTGTCGTAATCGAACATGACGCCCTGGTAGAGGCGGATGCCGTCCGACAGCTTGATGTTCTGCATGTGGGCTCCTGAAACGAAAGGAGCCCACCAACTAATGCTGGCGGGCTCCTCCGTCTCAAGTGCCGGGCCGAGTGACTAGGTCACTTGTTGAAGTCGACCGGGCAGGCCCCGCCCGCGCAGTCGATGTGGACCTTGTCCACGTCTTCCTCAAGCGCCTGCTTGACCGCCCGCATCCGGGCCTCGAACTCGGCCTTGTTGATCGGCTCTTCCGGCAGATATTCGTAGGCGGCGTTGTCGGCCTGGGGCATCACCGAGCAGGCCCTGATCGTCGACTGGTTCTCCCTCAGAGTTTTTTCAAAAATCTCGTAGGAGGTCACCTCGGGCTTGTATTTCAGCGTGTAGCTGATCTGCCCGCCGTGCCTCTCCTCTCCTGGCCGCGGAACGCCGGCATCCAGATAATCGGCGACAGAGCCTCCCTCGAGCCAGAAAAATTCGCCGAACCGGAGCCACTGATACTGTTCCTCCGGAGTGGCGTCACCAGCAAGGACAAGGGAATCCCCCATACCAAGGCCAGCAATAGCCGGCTCCGTAGGAAATCCGACAATAGCGTGCCCACGATATGTCTGTAGGTTTCGGCGCACGGGGTATCCCTGCGCTTCGTACTGGTCAACAAGAGGGTCGTCCTCCCTGAATTGAACCCAGCGAAGGTAGTGAGCCATCGCCGGTAGGTGCCAGCCCTCGGACAGGCCGAACAGCTTCGACGTCGTGCCGGCGGGCTTGATCGTGGTGACCGTGTGCGGCCGGTTGACGCCGAGGCGGTCGCTATATTCGAACGCCGAGCGCATCGCAGCGCGGCTCATGACGCCCTGGAATTCCCAGAACGCCGCGGCGCGGATGCCGGCCGAGGCGACCGTCAGCGCATCGGCGATGACGGCCTTGTACGGAACGTCGTGCGTGTAGGTCGCAGCGAAGTTCGCGTAGCTGGGGAAGTCCGGGTTGACGAGGTCGCGGAAGCCGACGCCGAAGAATTTCCAGGCAAACTCGTGGACCCCGGTCTGGCCGACCCCGATGCGGTTGGTCCGCTTCGTCTCCGGCCCGTAGAGGTTGTCCATCGTGTTGACCCGGATCAGGGCGCGGGCGGCGTACATCACCGCACTGATCGCCTCGTCCAGCGTCTCGGCGTGGAACGGGACGCAGTCCGCGATCACGCAATAGCCACCGTAGAGGGCGAGCGGGATCTCCCCGCACGGATTGACGATCGTCCAATGCTTCTTGGCCGAGGCTTTGCGGGCGAGGCCGTGCAGGTAGATCTGCGTGTCGCTCGCGACTTTGTAGCGCTTCGAGCCGACGAACTTGCCCTCGAGCGGGGGCTCGCCCTTCTGGGTCAATTGATCCACATTCAAGAGACCTGGCTCGCCGGTGCCGTCGCCGTAGGAGCATTCGGCGATCGCCTGGTGAACCTCGCGGGCGTGCCGCGTCAGCGGCTCGTTATAGCCGGGCTGGTCAGGGGTCAGCGCGAGACGGCGCCAATAGTCCCGGTCGACGCCCACGCTATTGTTCGACGACCACAGGAACGAGAACGGAGCGCCGTGCTTCGTCCGATACTTTATGACTTGGGTCATGGTCTTGTCGAGGAACTCGACCGGCCGCTTGATGCGGATGAAGTCGAGCACCGACTTGTCGCGCCAGCTCTTGACCGCGATGCGGGCGGCTCGGCGAGCTCCGCCGACGAGCACGGGCTCGGCAAGATAGTGGTCGACGTACATCGCCTGGAACCACCGCGGCAGGCCGGCGCCCTTCAGGGTCGCGATCTTGTGGATCGCGTTCATCAACGGGACCGGGCCCGACGAGGGGCGGTTCTGCATGCCGCCGATCGGGGCGCCCTTGGGGCGGACGTCGGTGAAGTCGAGGACGAGCAGGTCGTCGCGATAGGCCTTGGCGAAGGTCATCGTCTCGAACTTCTCGATCGCCTGGGCCCAGCCTTCGCGGCTGTCCGGAACCTTGAACCAGTGTACGTTCTCGCCGAGGCCGTATTTGTGCTTGGCGTCCCGCGCGCTCTCGTGCGCCGAGAAGTCGAAATCCTTGTGGCCCTCGTCGAGGACGCAGCGGACGTTCGGCATGTTGTCGTAGTCGACGAGCATCATGTCGTCGTCGTAGCTGCGGCCGACGCCGGAGCCGTTCAGCAGCAGATAGAAAAGGAGGAAGGACGCAGCGGCGGTCGAGCAGTTCGAGAAGACTTCCAGGTTCCGTTGGGGCTGGTTCTCGTCACCGTGCTGCAGGTGACGGCCAGACATGAGGATCGTGGCGGCGCGAAGGTGACGGCGGAAGCCGTCATAGTCGTCGCAGCCCTTGTCCAGGAGGGTGTTCCCGAGAGCCACTCGATCGGCGACGTCCCCCCAGGTTTCTCCAGGTCGAAGAATGGTACGGTCGGCGACAGCCTTGCCCATACCCGGGTGGAATTCGCGGGTGATCATCTGAGGTGGTTCTCCGTTTGAGGGAACCACCGGCATTAAGCGGGGGCCGGGACGTCTGTCCCAGCCCCCGGAGCAAGTGACTAGGTCGCTTCTAGGTGGTGGACACTGTCGAGGCGCTTGCGGATCGCCGCGCTAATGTCCTGCTTGTCGATCAGTCGATCGCGGTTGATTTCTACCGCGTCGGCTGGCGTCACATTACACCCCCATCGCGCTGTGTCGGCGTCGATGAACAGGCCGGGGTGATCGCCGCCTTGGTGGAAGTGACGCCAATGGTCACCCTCCGGGCGAATGCCGCAAGTGGCGTCCTCGGCGTAGGCCATTCGGTCAGTCCTTCGGAAGCAGGATCGAGCGGTCGATCCCATAGCGGATCAGCGCCTCTTCCTCGGCTTCGTCCGAGAGCTGGCATTGGCGTGCAAACTCGGCCTCCTCGTCGTCATCGACCCCATAGCGCGCCAGCTTCTCGTCTTTATTCATCAGTCGCCAGTCGTGCGGCTCGTCGAAGAGCGACGGCTTTGGCAGGTTTGCCGTCGTGTAACCGTCCTTGTCGCGGATCATCAGGATGCCTTCGCCTTCTTCTCGTAATGCTTGTTCAGCGCCTCGTTGATCCGGCTCACGAGCTTGACGTTCGTGGTTTCGGACCGGAGCTCCTCGAGCTCCATAACAGCACCGGCCCGAACGAGGTTTCGTTCGGACCGGCGGAGGCGCGTTGCGGCAGTGAAAAATCGGGTCAGTTGCTCAAACATTTTGCAACCATCAGCCATTCCTCTCTCGTGAGCAAGGCTCTCAGCATCATCCGGCGAAAGTCATCGCCGCGGGTCGCTGCGATGCGCTCGAGCTGGCTCAGCTTGTAGTCGTGGGTGTAGCCGACGTTGGAGTTCTCGGCTCGTTGCGTCGCCGCCACCTGGGCGGCTTGGGTGAGTCCGGTGTCGCGCGCAATCTCGAGAGGGTGCGCGCCCGGGGCATCGCGAAGCTCGGAAACGATCTTCGCCATGCCGATGCGAAACTGCCGGCTGGCATCCGTGAGGATCTCGCGCGACGTTTCCTTGGCTGGATTATACTCGATGCCCTCCTGAGCAGCGAGACGGCGTGTCGCCTTGCGGGCGTAATCTTCTTCGATGCCTTCCAAGTCGGCGATGTGCGCGACGGAGAGACGTTCCTTCATGAACTGCACGATCCGCTGATCGCGCTCGCTCAGAAGCTGTTTACGTTGTTCTCCCCGGCTAACTTCCGACCCCGCTCCACACATCACGAAGGAAGACCTCCCTATAGAATTGCTGAACCAACTGTGAGGGTGTCCCCTCCATCGTTGCCCTGAGCTGGTTGAGCAGCTGGACCTTCTTGCGGTCCTGCCTGATCTCAGCCGGCGTGAACAATTCAGCCCACGCGCGAACCAGTTCGTTGAGCACTTCGTGCAGCATCACGTCCTTCGCTTCCATATGGAGTCCCCCGAGCGGGGATTTGCTCTCATAGGAGCGCGTCATTCGCAACGCCAAATTATTTTTGTATCCAGGTCCGGTTCGATCGTTCATGACCTCCCTAACCCGAAAAGACCGAGCTTGTGTCAGCGACCCGGACATGTGACCAGGTCACTTGCTGCATCATCTCACGGCCGCGGTCCTCCTCAGCCGCCGCGTGATCATTAACTTTTGGTCAGGTGTTGAGCGCCCCATTGACGGCGGGCGGACTCCACGGCAAGATACTTTTCCTTGCAGATTGCGGTTAAACATCAAGTATTTACCGCAATTTGCGGTTTGCCGGCCGGCAGAACGATCGGCTCGCCCCGCAGGTAGGCGATCGCCGCGTCGGCGATCTCCGGCGTCATTCGGTAGTAGACCGCGCGGCCGGCTTTCCGAACGGTGACGACCTGGCGCTTCAGCATCATGTTGAGCTTGCGCCGAGCGGTGTCCTCGCTGACTTGGCCGGCGAGGCGGTGCTCGACGTAAGCGGCCGTCACCTCCTGCTCGCTGCTGCAATAGGCCTCGAGGACCACCAGTCCGCAGGGGTAGTCGCCGAGCAATTGCGTGAGGAATATTCTTCCTGAGATCCAATGCTTGACCAGCGAGGCGTTCATTGCCCGATCCTGGTCGGCTGGGTGGGGGCCCCAGATTTTCTTCCACATCTGCGAATCTCACAATAGGCATGCGCGAAGCATTGATAGGATTTTTCCTACAATGCAACACTTTTGTTCTTCCTTTGTTCACCCTCCTGAACAAAGCCGCTGAGATCGGCCTTGCCCTTGGTGCCCTTCACTTTCAGGCCGACGACCACCCCCTGCGGGTCGCTCGGCCGGTAATCATGTTCATCACCGTCAATGACGGGACGATCAAGATGCGTGTCGGGTACCTTACCGAAGAAGACCGAGGCGATATTCATCCCGCGAGCCATCTCCAGGGCAACGAGGGCGCCGTTTATTTCGCTCTCGCTGAACGTAAGGTGATAGTTGGCGGGTGGTGTCCTACCCGGAATCTTCGTGTAATCATAGAAGCTTAGGTCGGGAAACAGGTCGATGATATTGTCGGCTACCCGACCGATCTTGGCCGCAACTTCCGGGAAGAGAATGAACTTCTTCTTTTCCCACACGATGTCGCTGGTGCCGTTCAGTCGACAAGCGGGCTTCATCCCTCGACGAACGGCGGACTTGGTGTGCGCCAGGATCTCGAGCGCGAGGATGTTCATGAACAGGTTGCGGTCGGCGAAGAACAGGTTCGTCTTCTTGACCCGGGCGGTCGTCTTGCGCTCGAGGCGCGAGGGATCGCCGGCGAAGTGCAGGCAGGCCGCGGAGCATCCGGGCGAACGCTTCGGGCATACCTCGTGGCCCGACATGTTGCCGGGGGCGAGGTGGAGCACTGCGGTCAGCACTCCGATCTTCTGGTTCTTCTTGACCTTGGGGTTGGCGTCGGGCGGAGACAAAAGGGCATTGATCCCCGCCTTGCGGCGGAGAGCGGACAGTGACGTCAAGAGATTTCCTTATTCGACGATGAAGCGCAGGAACTTGGCGCCTTGGGGGACGCCGGTTTCGTCAAGGTTTTCGATCTCGAGCTCGGCGCGGCCCGGAAGGGGCTCGTCCGTGCTCAGGGCTTCGGGAAGCTCGACGCCGAACAGGCGTTCGTCTTCGAGCTCAAGGATCAGGCGGTGATCGCCGGCCAGCTCACGGGTCTGGTACTCGGCGACGAGCGGTTCGGATTTCTTTCCCATCCGGCCGGCATGAACAGACGTTCACGCGGCCGGTAGGAAACATCAGGCAACCGCGTTCAACCGCGCGCCCTCGTTGACCTCCTCGAGGCGGTAGGTGGTGTCGTCGCCAGGCATTCGGTCGTCCTTGCCGGTCCAGATGCCGACGACGCCGACGATCTGGTCGTCGTTCGCCTTGTCCAGACCGCCCGCGAGGATCTCGGCGAGACACTCGAGCGTCGGCTTCTGCTGCCACCAGCAGACCAGGTTGTGGTCGGGCTGATCGTAGTTGTTGTCGACGCTGAAGAGGCACCAGATTTTCATGCTTCCTCCGCACATTCGCAGACGGCCTCGCCGCCGTAGAGGATGTCACCACATTCGCTGCATTCGACGTCGCTCGTGCCGTCGACGGCGAAGCCGCAGGTCTCAACGATCTGGACCTCCGGCCGTTCGGCCTTGTTGGTATCGTTCCAGCCGTTGATGAAGAGCTCGGTCGGATCACAGGCTTCGACCAGGCGCTCCGCCTCGCGGCGCGCGGCCTGGGCGGTTGGCGCCTCGACGGTGACATTGATGAACGCTTTCACGTCAACGCGAAATTCAGGCATTAGTGTGCCCTTCTCCAGGACATTTGACGAAGAAGCCGGCGCATCTCGCGACCGGAGATTTTGTCATGGCCCGGGCCGATCCGCTGGCGAGTGCGCCAGTTCCAGCGTTGGATCCAACCCGGGGTTTCGCCGCGGCGGGTCATTCGTAGATGTCCTCCCGCGTGGTGTGGACGATCACGACGCCACGGACGAAGTCCTGGCTCACGTCCCATTCGAACTGGATGTCGTCCTGGACGTGGAGATCGTACTGGTCGCGCAGAGCCTGCTCGACCTCGTCGATATCGAGGATACGGCGCGTTCGCGTCGTGATCTCACGGACAATCTTTGTTTCAGCCATCAAAGTGCCTTTCGCGAAGATAGGCGGCGAAGAAGGTGCCGGATCTGCTGGGCCGAGAGGCTCTCCCAGCCGGGCAGTTCGCGGACGCGATTAAAGGGTGCGCTCCGCGCCATGGAACTTGGTCACGACGGGGAAGCGGGGAATGCCGTCAGGCGTCAGCGCAAAGAAGCGGACGGTGACGACTTTGTGGGTTTCGTGGAGGAGCTCAGCAGCGCGCTCGCGCGTGCCGCGGATGCCGGCTCCGAAAAGGCGACCATCAGGAAGACGGCACTGGACAGCCTTCGCAACGCCCGCCCAGTTCCCCTGGCCTTCCTGGATTTCGACGACTTCGAACTCGGCATCCTGAAATTCCTTCCGCTTCAGGAGAAGCTTTGAGCGCTTCTGCTCATAGGTGCCGGGCAGGCGGACCATCTGGCCCTCGTATCCCTGCTCGAGCCACAGGCCGTAGAGGTAATCGACCAAATCGGGCTGGTGGACCCGTTCGGTGGGGACGAGGACAACAGCCCCCTCAATGCCGTGGTCGCGAACGGCGCAGCCGAGCATCTCGAGCCGGGTCTTCGTGCAGCGGGCATTGTTCGAGGGGACATCATAGACGTGGTACTGCATCCGGGCCTCGGCGAGCTCGAGCTCGTCGGCCGTCGGTTTCTGCTTGCGGACGATCGACGCGATCGTGTTGAAATCGTCCTTCAGCTCATGGTTGTAGAGCTCGCCGTCGAGCACGAGGCCGGGGTAGGCCTCGAACAGCGGCATGAGCTGGGCGTGGATGTGCGGGACGGCCGTGATCTCCTTGCCCTGGCGGGAGAAGAGACCGCTCTCGCTGGCGATGCAGCGAATCCCGTCGAGCTTCGGCTGCACGACAACCTCGCTCCAGCTCGGATCCCAGCCCTCGTATTTCTGGGCCAGCATCGGCTTGAAGAAGTGCGCGCCGTTGACCGTAGCCTCGATCGAGCGGTGATACTCGCGCGTCAGCTTGTGCTCGTACGCGGCCTTGATCTCGAAATCGGCCTGGGCCTGGTCGGTGGGCTGGCTCGCGGCGCGAGCCTGGGTCCAGCCGGAACGGACCAGGGTGCCGCCGTCGATACCGGCGACGGCGCGATAGCGAGAGCCGTCCTGCTCGATGTACCAGATCCGGCGCTTGCCGGCGCTGTCGAGCTTGTAGATGGGATCGTGGGTAATCATGCGTCATTCGCCCTGTGAACGCTGTCCGACAGCTGGCGGAGCTGCATCGCTGCAACGTCCGCGCCCATGCCGGCGCCGGGGTTGGTTGGCGGGATGTGGCCGAGGCGCAGCGCTTCAGCGGCGCCGGCCAGGAAGCGGGCGAAACCGCCCGCCTGCTTGCCGACCTTGAACCGCAAGACGACCTCGCTGCCCTCGCGAGACACCTTAGCCATCCTTCATCTCCTGGATGAGGAAAGCACGGGCGCGAGTGATCGCCGCCTCGATCTCGTCGAGGCCGTCGTCGTCCTCGTAGGTGCCGTCCTCGAGGCCGCTGGCCAGGTCGGTGGCGTA